CGAACACCCTTTCATCTATGGGCACATCCGCACTCTGTGTAAGGTAGTGCCCTCCGTCTGCCTGCAAAATCATTGTTGTTCCTCCTTTCTTGTTTCATTATCATTTGTACTCTCCTTAACATTCATGTCGAACGAATCAAGCAGTGAAAGATTGCCGAAGTTTTCCGCGAATTGCTTCATCAAGGTAATCTCCTCGTCGGTAAATTCCATCTCCCCTTCCGACTTGTAAATCTTCATCGCCAGCGCATGGCAAGCTACACCACTGCCGTTCAAGTAGATGATATTGGCAAAGCCTTCCCTGCAATCCTGCACAATCACTTCCTTGTGATTAATAGTTGTGTAAATCTCAAATCTTTCAAAATTGATTGTTTTCATATTAGTTACTAATTTGTATATCCGTAAACCCAATCTCTATTGTGTGCATCATATATGTAGATGTGCCACCGGTTGGAAGCGAAACTTCCTCCACTGCCGGTTATGGTATCTCCTGATGCAGCTGCTACATTCACCTTTTTCTCGTTTCCCGAACACAACCATATCTCCTGGCCGTCCTCGCATCCTGCCGGAAGAGTAACCGTTATTTCAGCGGTATTCACCAGTCTCACGATACTGTCCATATTGGTCAATGTCGTGGAAGTAGAAACCCTTCTGAATCTTCTACGGAATCCGGTAATATGCCCTTTGGGGATATAGAGTGCGCTATTGCCATGAATGTTGCTATCATCATAGGTTGTAGCCCCTGCTATTGAGATGTACAGCCCTGCCTTATTATAGGTATAGGATGATGTGCCGGTATCTTCAAAACGTCCCAACACCTGCATATTGGAAGTTGCAGGCATACAGTTCAGCCCGATGCCCACCCATTTGTTAGTGGCACTGAAACCCATAAATGCAGAGCTGGAACCATCCGCATGTAGGAAAAACTTGGAATTGGAATAAGAGTTGTTCCCAGAACCACCGTCGTACGCGCCATTTATGCTTGAAATGCTGGTGCCGGAAATTTTGAAGCCTGCAATAGTACCGCTTATAGCATTGATAGTTCCAGTCAAATCGACATCGGTAGCTACCACCCTACCAGATTTATACACCCTGAACTTGGCTCTGTCAGGATACATTCCATTTTCTTCATCAATCCATAAACGCACATCAGTGATATACCCCTCGTGGTCTCCTCCGGTCATTCCCAGAACCGGTTTGTTTGCTGAATTCTTAATGAGGAGCTGATTGCCTTGGAAGAAGTCAATGCTACCATTCTTCGCGATGATGAGGGACGTGTAGATAGGACCTACACCGCTTAACTTGGTCCATGTGGACGATGACACTCCCGGCTTGTTGCTTTCCGAGCTTGTATGGGTAGTGTTGCATTTGTAGACATCCCATCCGTCGATTGCGGCATTGTTCCTTATCATGGCAATATCCACATAACGGGTGCCGCTTGTCAGAGTTTCGTCGTTGCGGTAAGTCACGCCCACAGCCCATTCGGAATGCCGGGTGATGCAGCCTTGAATACCCTGCTTCCCGTCTTTTCCATCTGTGCCATCTTTTCCGTCTGTACCATCATTTCCGTCTTTCCCGTCTTCTCCCTTTGAAGCCAGCAAATCATACTCCGCGGAATTCATCTCACCGGACAGTATGTACCCGTATGTCTTGCCTCCGTCCTGCGTCTGGGTGATGCGCCTACCGTCATTTGTCGTAGTGGTCCACAACGGTGGGTTGGTCGTCTCCTTCTTCGCTATGTATGATGAGCCGCCCATAGTGACAACTCCTTGCTTGGGCACGATAAGCCCGGTATGCCATCTGCCCATAGAGGTTATGCTATCACCCTTATCACCTTTGATTTTAATTGGCGTGCCCCATGTCCCATCACTTGCGGATGAAGCAACCTTCTGCGACATCCATATAGCTCCACTTGTAGCATTCGTATGCCAGCCTCCGGTAGTACCGTTTCCCGTAGGAACAGAAGGCTGGGAAGTGCTGTCATTGTAAGTTATGAACACGCTCAATCCGTTCGAGCCGGCTGCACCGTCAGCACCGTCCGAGCCGTCAACGACCATCAACGACCATGCTGTCCCGTTCCATATGTATACACGACCGTTATTGGTGTCCCTATATGCCCAGTTGATTTGAGGATTGGAAGGTGGAGACTGCAGGTCGCCTTTCCATACGATGCTCAGTCCGTCCTTTCCGTTCTTTCCGTCAATTCCGTCAATGGTCATTTGATACCACTGGCCGTCTTGATATACATACGACTTCTTGTCGGTCGTATTCTTGTACGCCCAACCGTTCTGAGGAGAGGAAGGGGCAGACGAGAAATCACCTTTCCATACAATACTCGTACCAGCCACACCTTCTGCGCCATCAATGCCATCAAATCCATATTTAGCCCAGAGGGCAGGTGTGCTGAAGTTACTCCATATGCCGTTTCTCTTCTTCCTCTCGCTTATCCATTCAAAAGGCAGGGATTCGGAAACGCCAATAGGGTCATCATGCCAGCCGGAAGGGATATAATCGTCCGTCTGTGAGGTCGCTGGGGTGGAGGGGCGGTTTTCCTCCGTGGTATGGATAAACACTCTTTCGTAATCGGTACCGTCGCTTCCGTCCTTTCCGCTCTGGACAAGCAGGTCGTATTCCTCCGTATTTGATTCACCGGACAGAATATAACCGTAAGTCCTTCCTCCGTCCTGCGTCTGGGTGATGCGCCTGCCGTCACTGGTCGTGGTAGTCCATAACGGTGGGTTGGCGGTCTCCTTCTTCGCGCAGAAGGTGCTTCCTCCCATCGTGACGATTCCCAGTTTGGGCACGATAAGCCCCGTATGCCATCTGCCGAGCGAAGACACGCTCTGTCCGTCTTCTCCCTTAAATTTTGACCATGTATAGTCGGAAGGATTGTTGCTTTCTGTAGCAGTCTCCTTGTTGACGGCTATACCGATATATTTAGTCGTGTCTTTAGGCTGTTGGTACATGCCCGTTCCGTCCGCATTGTCCGAATAGGCAACCCATGTGTAATAAGTCTTTCCGTCGGCACCGGTAGCACCCGGTATACCGTCTTCTCCCTTTATATCGCTCCATGTATAATCGGAGGGATTGTTACTTTCCGTAGCGGTCTCCTTGTTGTAGGCGAAACCTATATACGCTTTTCCGGTAGGATTGTTGCTTATACCACCACCTTGCGCGTCGTCGGCATATTTTATCCATGTGTATAGGGTTTTCCCGTCAGCTCCGGCAGGACCGGGAACACCTTGAGGGCCTTGAGCACCATCCTTACCGTCCACCACAAGAGGTATTGTCTCCACGTCCACTACTGTACCGTCCACGTAGAATATGAACTTGATGCTCTTCTGGAAGCTTGATACCGGTACTCCGGCATTGTTCCCGATTGAGACTTCGGCTCCACCGTCAAGGGAGTATTTAAGTTCGCCCGTCCCGGTTTCGGCCGTGCCTCCGGAAACCGAAGACTTCAACCGTGTACACGATACGGATGTTACATTGAGATTACCATTGGCATCCTTTATCACGGCAGATACGCTCGGGACAAGCCGGTACAGAACGGCATCGGCGCCACCCTTGACACCTGCCATGGTGAACGTGAGCTGCCCGGTGTAGGTTTTGCCGTTATAGGTGGCGGTCAACGCGACGGGTATCGAGTTCCTGCCGTCCAGAGCCACTCCCTGCTTGACACTGAAAGTTATCTCCCCGGTGGAAACGTCGTGCGTCTCGGTTACGTTGGCAGGGAGTGTGCAGGTTATGCCGGTAAGAGTCATCTTCTTGCTGCCGTAGCTCATCCAGGCAACCGTGCTTATCGATGTGTCCTGGTAAACCTTACCGTCATTGGTAAGGGTGACGTTGTCCATCTCGTTGGTGAGGTCCGCGAACACTGCCGATTCGCCCGGGTCGCCCTTGGAGGCAATCTTCTGCCAGTCATTGTTCGTGCCCGGCTCGGCTGACGAACCGTTCTTGTTCATGCAGGCCCATGTGCTTCCGTCATGGGTCACGCTGTCGTAGTAGTCATACTTTCTGCCGGATTCCCAAACACCCTCATAGCTCAAGTCCTTGGCTGGGGTGCCGTTTGGCTTCAAGCGTTCTATCGTGCCGGAGATGTACACATTCTTGCCGTAGAACGAATAACCGGAGAAGTCCATGCCGCCGATGGAAAGGCCACTAAGGTCACCGGTCTGCATCATGACGTTAACCTCGGGGTCTATCACCCAAGTGTTGACGTGAGCCAGACGGCGTGTATAGTAACGGTTTTCGTAGGTGATAGCCTGGCGGTCCTCGTCGGTGAAGTTACCGTATGCGAAGAAGTTCATGCCCGGCATCGGATGAACGGACGTACCAACCTGAAGCTCATACTCGAACTTCATGATTCCTGCCTCGTTCTCCAGTATATTGGTCGGAGTAAAGTAGGATGTGGCGAAACCGGAATACTCAATGAAACCGTTTGCGCCAATCGTATCCTTGTCGGTGTTTCCCCCACCTATGTTATGGAATACGCCACGGCATATGTCGCTCACATGAAGCGTACCATATTGGCCTTCCAGAAGGTCAAGGGTGGCGATGCGGTTCTCTGTATCCACAGTCTTTATCGTTCCGTAGGCAAACGTATTGGCTTTGTCACCCGATATAATGTCTATGCAATTGAAGGTAATCTGAGGTACAATAAGCTCCTCACGGAATACAGCCTTGTCCGTCTCGATGACAACCTTCCCGTTCTCGTCTAGATAGATGTAGCCGCCGCTTCCTCCGATAATGCCAGAAACGAAGTTCTTGCTTATCTGCAACCCCTTCTCCGCGGTTAGCTTGTCGCCGACTTCCAGCTTGAAGGGGGTGCGGTCGTTGGTGGTCTTGCTGAGGAATGATTGCAGAACACGCAAAGCCGAATACACATTTCTGTTTGTAGGGGATGTAGTGTCATTCGTTCCGATAACATATATGCCACTTCCACCTCCACCGGTGTATGTCTGTCCCTTCAAGGTAATATTCTCTATTTGCTCTTCCAGCTCCCCTATCCGAGAGTAGGACGCCGTTTCGCCTACCGTATATACCGGGCTGTCATATGGCTTATCAAGATTACATTCGTATCCTATGATTCTGGACTGACGGTTTCCGCTTTCAAAAAATGCGGAATTGACTAGATTAACCTTATCTCCTACATCAAAATGCTTTGCATAATCCTGGTTCTGATTGCCTCCCTCATCCAGCCCATACATATAGTCCGACATCATTGTGCAGGAATATGTATTGGGGTCTATCCTGGACTTGGCAACGTACTCTTCAGCCTTCTCCTTAAGCTCTTGTTCCGCGGCCGACACAAGCCCCAAATCCGCAATTTTGGAGCTGTCCCACCCATATAATATATAAGTATCCCCCTCTTTGGGTTTTAAGACACCATCAGGTAATTTGCGACCATAATCCTCATTAGCGACAATCTCCCAAAGCTGGGCTTTCGGATTCCATGAACCGTCCTCATTCTTTTCCGGTTCTCCCATCGGATTAAAAGTCACGCCGAAATCCATACCGTTCAAAGAGCCGGACTGGAAGATTATATGCAATTCCTCACCCTCAAGAATGTAGTCCTTTGAAAATGTTATTCCGGTATCGGTAAATTGGTAGAAAGTTTCGGTGGTCTGAGTTCCATCCTCATTATTCACTGTGTCTGTATAGGTGATGACCTTTGATATATGACCGTCAGTACGAGGATATATATAGTCAAACACAACCAACTGCTCTACAGCTTCCTCTGTGGACATATCAGGATATGCGTCTATGTATGGAGTTCCTTCGGGAAGCATGAGACGCTTTTGTACAACTCCATTAACCACGATGCTTTCATCCACTGGACGATAGTTTGACGGAATGTTACGGGTAGAGCCGAAAGCATAGATACGGGTAGCGTATGTACTCTTGCTCTCAGAGCTTGTCATCTCCACCACATTGTCCCCTATCTCAAAGTCAACCGGAGTGCCGTATTCACATCTTCCGAAGTTGATGATGTTCTCTGTCACCCAACATTCACAGTCCCATTTCTTCGCCATAGAGAAGCAGGCGTCAAGAATGTTGATGTTGTCATAAGTCATCAGTAGCGCCTTATTCTCTACAGTGCTGTCAATGGAGAAAACAAAATCCTGACCTTTATACGCATAACCAAGAGCTTTCAAATTTCTAAGGACTATACCGGCTTGAACATCAAGTGAAGCGGTGAGATTCCAGGACGCTTCCTGCCCGGCCACTTCGGGGGTATATTTAAAGATTTTGTTTTTCCATTTCCAGTAATAGGCGTCAAGCTGCAACTCGTAGTCATAGCCTGCGGTATTGGCATTGAATACTGGTTTCTGCAAATCACACACCTCGAACATGCCGAAATCGCATTCCACGTAGTCACCATATTTGAAGAATATAGGATTCTCCAAGCTGAATTTCAGAAGGATATAATCCTCCTTCATCAGAGTAAACTTACGTTTACAACCTTCATCGGGAAGGGTGGTAAGGAGAATGCTGCCGGATATGTCTTTGATGTCTATTAGTTCCATATATGGGGTATTGTATAGCTTCATACAATTGCACAGCAAATATAGCAATAAATGACATAAAAACAATCATATTTATCCTAAATTTGCACTATACTCCTATCTGCTGGATTAGGCTCTACTAATCTTAGAGAGAATTTAGCGATACCCCTCATGAATTGGGTGAATTGATTACATGACAAATATATAGTCTTATACACAACATCTGGTTGATATTTACTTTTGATATGTAATACTCCGATAGCAAGCTCTTCGCAAAAAGAATTGTATCGTAAAAAAAATTGCTCTTCGTTTTTGGCAGTGAGATTAAATGTCAATGTAATATTCCTCTCATCAATCTTAGGATTCGACTTTATGACCCGTTTACCATGCTCCAAGCGCGACTTGTTCTCGATAAACTCTTTCATTGGTGGTGGGGTCATCAGCGATGATAAGGAAGATGTATCCATGCTTATCCCCCACGTGGTATAAGCGTCCTTATTATTTATATAAAATTCTCCTGTCGCCATATTATAGTCCGTTATTAAGAATTGTAATCATTCTATCAAATTTACTCTCAAAGTCAAGTATCGGCTTCGTATACTTTACTATGTCCTCTAAATATCCGTTGGTTTTCACATGCTGTTCCAAAATACTACTTAGTGTGGCATTACTTGACGTTGAAATAGAAACTAAAGAATTCAATCCAACAACTGCATTTATCATTTGATTTTTTATCTCCTCTCCAGCTATCTGTAAAGCTGTGAAACGACCGTTAAGCTCCTCTCCTGTGTCCTGGGACATGGACTGGAATCCCTTGCTGCTTGCAGACTGTTGGGTGGATTCTGAGGTCCATCCGAATATTTCGGCCAGATTGTTGCGCTCGGAAACGGCAGCATCTACTATTTCATCGTACTGTTTACGAAGCTCCTCCATATCTCCCTTGGTTATACCTTCTTCGTCTTTCCCTGCTTCTGCAAAGGAGTCATACCAGTCCTGCAGCTCTTTGGAAAATTTTTCCCCCACCATGTTAGTAAGGATGGCGCGCTGCATATACTCGCTGAAATCCTCAGCAAAGTCTTTGGCAGAGCTGTCCATATCCATAAGGGTATCCACGAAACTGTCAAAAACACTGTCAAAGGTTGTCTGGGTGAGCTGCTCTTTTACCTGGTTCTGTATTTCCTCTATCTTGGCCTCCCCTTCAATGATACTGTCCAGATATTCCCGTACATCATCGTCCATGTCTGCCCAGAATGTTGGAGCATCGGATTTGAGTTTCTCCAATTGCTCAACGGTAAGGTCAAACAGTCCGGTCATTCTTCCGGTCCCGATAAACTCTTTGGCGGCATTGACTGACATGTCGAGTGCGTTGGCGATGTCCTGCCAGTCGCTTGAAGAGGTGTTCTTTGCCATTCGCTTACCGATGGAATGGGAACCGACAGACGCACCGGAATTGAGCCGTTCCTTTCCCAGCGTTCTGTATGCCTCTATCTGTTTTTCTACGAGGTCAATGGCTTCCTGCCCTACCTTGTCGGCTTCAACGCCGTAGGACATATCAATATACTCCCTTTTCTTGTCTATCAGTTCATCCCATATCTCATTTAGCTTGTTGTATTCCTCGACCATCTCGTTGTAACGGGAATAATCAGCACCGAACATCCCGTCTAACACAGACACTACAGTGGAAATTCCAGAAACCGCACTCATGGCACCACCCACAATGTCACCGCTCATAATCTGACCGACACCGGCGGCTGTTTGTCCTAATCCACTGACTGCATCAATTGCACCTTGTATCTTAGAATCATCAAACCCGAAGATATTACCTATATTAGAACTAAACTCTTTGAGTGGACCGGAAAACTCAACGACTGCATTACCTATCTTCGATATACCTCTGCCTATTGCATCCGTATCACCTTTGGCGTTTTTGAGGTCTCCAATACCCTCTTTAATATCTTCTGAGAACTTTTTGAATGGTGATTGACCAGCAAGCGTACCTTTGAGATTTTTGATAGAATCCGTAACATCTTTGATATTTATTGTTCCATCTTCTATGCTTTTTAAGTCTTTATCGGTAAATCCGACCGCTTTCAAATCTTCAACGGTAACACCATTTCCTCCCGATAGGTAAGACACAAGCAGCTCGTACTTGTCAATGATAGCTTGGATAGCGTTTACAGACTTGTCAGAAGCGTCCTCAAAGAGGTCTGCCATCGCCTTTGTGGAGTGACCGAACTGTTCATCAAGCTGTTCAAGAGCCTTGTTCTTTTGGGCTACCTTGGAAGCGTACTCTGGGCTGTCGGTTTGCAGTTTGGCTATCTCGTCATTGTATTTTTGTACAAGGTTCTTGCGCTTCTCCTGATAGTTTCCGTACTCAATGAAGTATTCCTGCCAAGCTTTCTTGTTGGCTTCAAGTTGTTCCTCCTTATTCGCAGCGGATATAGCCTTTTCTCTGGCTTTCGCATTATTTGAGGCGCGTTCGCCAAGAAGCGATGTTTGTTCTTCGGTAAGTTTACCACCCTGCGTATTCTCCCATTCTGCCTTCTGCTTTTTAATAGCATCCAGTTCTTTTTGATAGTCCAAGTCAATCTGAGCCAGCTTCTTCTCAGTACCATCCTCCATGAGGTTGATTTCATCCTGCTGGTTTTTCCGACGAATGGAAAGAAGTTGTTCGGCAAGTTGTTCTTGCTGTTTGAGTTGTTTGGCTGCTTCTTCTTGAGTTTGCCTTCCTTGCTTGGAAGGATCTGAATACTTGGCTATCTGCTCTTGTGCATCCAGTATCTGTTTGGTATATTTGTTCCATTCATCGGAATTCTTCTGAGAAACATCCAAGGCATTACGAGCATCCTCTGCTTCTTTCTTTTTGTCCTCCCAATATTTTTTATTATAAATAATAGGTTTACTATTTTCTTTCTTGGCTTCCTCTTTAGCCTTTTCTAAATCATTAAGTGCATTCTGATAAAGTTCTAATTCTTTTTTAGCAGCACTTAAATCTTCCTTTAGCGCTCCAGTATATCCACCTGTATTTGTAGACTTTATTATGTTGTTTTCAAGTCCTTGTATTTTCTGTTGAGACATAACAACTTTAGTTTTCAACCCAATACGTTGCTGGCGTAATAATTCATCCGTTTCAAGTTTTATAAGTTCTGCATTTGTTTTTCGTTTAGCCGTCTCCCAGTCCATATCCTTGAACACATCAGGCATCAAACGCTGTAACTGGCGATATGCAATAAAACGCTCCTCTATAGATTTGGATTCATTGCTGATTGTGCTTGTTAGACCATCAGCCTTACTCTTTATTTCTTCGTAATGGCTCTTTTGAGATTCAAGAGCATCATTCGTTTCACGAATAGCCTTTTCTGTATCGCTTTCTGCTGTAGCAAGCTTATAAATTCCATAAGCCAGTCCCGTGATTGCTGCCGCCGCCAATACATACGGATTCTTTAACATTGATAAGTTCAAAGCATCTTGTGCCTTTTTAGTCAAAACCAACCATCCATAATGAATCGCCTCTTTAGCCGTCAAGGCAGTAATACCGGATGCTTGAACAGCTTGCAATGCAGTAGTGACCATTAAAGATGTACGATACACTCCATATGTTCCAACTATTTCAAGAAGTATGTTCCCAACCTTCTCATAATTTTCAACCAAATAAGAAACGCCGGACAAAGCATCGTTTATAATGCCCTCATTGGCTTTCCCTATTTCATTGAACATTGTGGAGATAGAATCCTCTATGTTGCTTATCTGACCCGTAATTGTCTTGGATTGCTCCTGCATCAGATTGAAGAACATTCCTCCTTCATCGGTAAGAGACATGATAACTTTTTGTACCTCCGGGAATCCAACCTTGCCAGCTTCAACAAGCCCTTTTACTTCATTCTCCGCTACGCCAAACTGTTTTGCCAGCTCGCGTATCATAGGAATACCACGCCCAGTAAACTGATTTAGGTCTTGTGTATATAAACGACCTTGCGTCATAGTTGTGCCATACAGATACACAATATCTCCAAGAGGCATAGAAAGACCTGCCGCGATGTTGCCAAGACGTATCAAATCATCGTTTACTTTCTCCACATCCTCACCGTATGCAAGTAACTGCTTTGCTCCATTGGCTACACCTTGAAGGTCAAAAGGAGTGGTAGCCGCCGTCTTCACCAACTGTTGCATGAGAGAGTTCGCTTTGTCTTCACTGCCGAGCATAGTTTTAAAAGCAACTTCCAATTGCTGGAACTCACCTCGAACTTGGACGATGTTTGATATAAGTTCCTTTGCTGTGAAGCCTGCTCCAAACGCGGCAGCAGCTTTTGTCATGCGATTAAATAGTTCTTCAATGCCTAAACCGCTCTGCTCTATCTGTTTTGATGTGTTCTTGACTCCGTTTTCCACTTCGTGGAGTCTACGTAAGAAATTAGAATTGTCACCGGTTATATCAAAATGAATTCCAGCCATAGGTCTTTTCGATAAGGAATGTACCGCGCAACATCACACGGCATTGCAAATATAACAATAAAATGACATAGACAATGCCACTATTTACTTAAAAACATCTTTAACCGTTTATTTTCTTATCTTTAATTTTGTTTATAGTAACATATAAAATATATTTGCCATTATATAATAATATAAAATTATGGATTTCAAGGACCAAATAGTTCAACTTTCAGAGCGTATCAGCAAGCAAAAGGACAGTATAGCTACAGAAGAGGCCACGAAAACGGCATTTATTATGCCAATGATTGCGGCCTTAGGATACGATGTCTTTAACCCTTTTGAAGTCATACCAGAACTTGACTGCGACCTTATAAAGAAAAAGGGAGAAAAGATTGACTATGCCATAATGAAGGACGAAAGCCCGATACTACTCATAGAATGCAAACATTGCAAGCAGGACTTAAACTTGCATGACACGCAACTACAGAAGTATTTCGTCGCATCAAAAGCACGATTCGGAGTGCTTACCAATGGGATAGAATACCGCTTTTATACAGATTTGGAGAAAATCAACATTATGGATGAGAAACCGTTTCTTGTCGTGAATATGCTTGACTTATCAGATGCGGATATAGAGCAACTAAAGAAATTCCATAAGTCATATTACAACGAAGAGGATGTTTTAAGTACGGCAAACGAGTTGAAATACACTACAGAGATAAAATCAATATTGAACAACGAGTTTGCGTCACCGACAGCAGAATTTGTACGCTTCTTCGCACGTCAGACGTACACTTCCGGGCAAATCACATCGAAAGTGATAGACATGTTTACCCCACTCGTAAGGAAATCCATTTCATCTGTTATCAATGATATTATTTCAGATAGGCTCAATACAGCAATAAAGAATAGTGAACATACCAGCGATACGCTTCCAGCACAAGATAGCACACCCGTAAATCTCCCAACAGAAGATGCAAACAAAAAACTTCCGGATGGGATTGTGTACATGGACAAAGAATCTGGAGTTGTAACGACACAAGAAGAATTGGACGCTTACAATATCATAAGGAGCATCTTAAGAAAAAGCATAGATGCAGCACGTATAACTTACAAAGACTATAAAACATATTTTGTCGTTAATCTTGATAACAGTGAATGGTACTGGATATGTCGTATTTCCATAGGTGCAAGAAAGAAGCGAATAGGAATACCAGTAGATAAATACAAAAGCTGCGACTGGATTCAAATTGATAGCATAGACGATATATTCAAATATGCAGATAAACTTGAAGAATCACTTAGAATAGCAATGAGAGAATGAAAAAACGTTTATTTTCAATTTAAATATCATGAATAAGAAAATTGTTGCCATCGTGCTTTTATTATTATTCATAACTGGATGTGGAAACAAAATGTATGAAGATAATATGAAAGTATGTGTAGATGTAATGTCTGATCTATTTCAAACGAGTAAGAAGGTATCTTTTGCATATTCAGAAGTTTGGAGAAATGCGATATTTGATAACAAGGACCATAACGGAAAATATTGCGCTGATTTCAATGAGGCTATAAGCAGATATAAGAACCAGGTAGCCAATCTATATTTTATAACTAAAGGGGTTAAATCGAAAAAAGACAAACTCGATTTACTCATCAAAGAGTTAAAAAATCCCCCATCGAAGTACAAAGAAATATATAATCAAATCATATCTGTATATGCAGATGTACAAAAAATGATAGAACTTTCAGAAAATCCATCAGGCTCTCTTAATAGCTACAATGAGACTATTTCTGAATTGGATTACCAGATAGAAAAAAACATCAAAATATTAACAACAAATACAAGTAAGTAAATTGTTCTACTTCACCGATAAATCACGAGAGATTTTGTAAACCCCTCGTGATTTTTTTATCTTTCATCTTTTATATTGTTCTATTTGTCGCATTTAGTCCCAATTCATAGCTTTGATTTTTGCCATATTTGCAGGGTCATCGGCATTGATGACTCTCCGGTCTTTAGGTATATTGATACGCTTGCGTTCCTCGTCAGACAAATAGATGGATGTTACAGAATCGGCAAGAAGCAATTGTAAATTGGCATAGCTTATTCCCCATACAACATATTCCAAAGTCCATCCATACCTCTCACAAGCAGTATCTATCAATGTGCCATATATGCTTTTACCTCCAAATACAAGAGAATTATTATTATTCTTGGCTCTCATAGCTTTTGCTTGCCATTCTTTTTCCTTATCTATTCCAAGGTGCTTTGTATATACTGATACATCTCCCTCTGACAATGCCATAACCAGCAGTTGCGACAAGCTATCGACATCAAGTTCTTTAAGGAAAAAATCACACCTCTCTTGAACCAAGTCGCAATCAAACAACTCCTCTTTCTTGTTGATGGTATGGTAGGACAAGATACGGCATACAACCTCTTTCTTATCTTGGCACAATCTTAACGCCTCCATATATGGATTAGCCTTTATAATATCAAGATTTATATCAAGACATTCAACAAGTCTTGATATTAGGTACGTTTTCCCAAGAGTAACCGGATATAGATAGAATTGACGTTGATTAACCTTAAAACCATGCGGACGCTCAATTATCGTGTCCGCGATATTCATGTCTATGAGTTTTTTATCTTCTGCCATAACGGTTACTGTTTTTTAAAATTAACGCCAGCTATCCTCACAGACAACTGGCCCTGAAAAAGTACGAGAATCAACTATATAAAAAACAGAGCGGAAATACAGAATTGAACTGTAACCTAATGTCTGGTTGACATACGTGCATCCATTACACCATTTCCGCAATACACGTGGGTATAAAGCCCCCACGTTCGGCATTACCTATTGAAAACTCAACCTTCCACGCTGGTATTAGGGGCGACTTCAAATTTGTCTCCTTCTCCTGATTCATCTTCCGGGTCACATTCAATCTTAGAAATTGAGCCAGCCGATTCCGTTACAATAATCTTACCCCATTGAATCTGCTTTTTATCAGCTCCCGGTTTTAAGGCATCAAACATATACGCCCAAATACCACCGTCCGCTGTAGTAAACGTATCTTCGACAGAAACAGTGGTCTTTTCCATGCAAAAGCCTTGAACATCCGGGTCTTCCGGTTGTAAAGCAACTGCATAATTGTGGGCAACCACTCCGTCACTGTCACTGATAGGTCTTTTACGCCCTTTTGCAGCACGGATATTAAGAGCAAGAGCATACGTATTCTTGCCGTACTTAACATCCTCATTTTCCCCACCTTCAATCTTTGCTTCCTGCTTATCTCCTTTTGTTGTCGTCAACTGTGTAGAATCCTCTACCGGTGTTGGAAGTTCTTCCCACTTTGGAGAAGATGCATCCAAATCTTTTACGAATATACGGGGTTTTCCCCACCCGATTACTGCCATAGTTCTATATCGCTTAATATAGTTAACAATTATTCATTACATATCTCAATGTACAGCTTGTTGTTGATGAAATGCTCTGCACGACCATTCTCAAACGAAACGCCTACAGGCATAACCTTCTGGCTACATTCTTTGGGAATAGTATGGAACTCTTCTTTACGTATATAAAAGAGAAACTTGCACAAATCACACAATTCTCCTATACGGAGCGTATGTTTTTCCCATGCTTTCGTTCTCGAATTCCATTGGTCACCTACATACACATTGACATTCACATAAGCCCGTTGGATTTGACCGCATCCCTCATTAGCAAGTACCGATATGACAATATCCTCCTTGTCCGATTTATCCGGCCTTCCCCTATCACTCAATTTACCGGTTACGCTCCTTTCAAGGATTGAGCCTTTAATCTTGTGATATACGAACTTCGATACTTCAATGTCTGATTTCATCATTTGGCAATCTGTCTTTTTAATTTTTCAAGCATCTTGGGAACTTGGTCTATTGCCCATAATTCCGTTGACGCAAGCACGTCCTTGTTAGCCATCGCTTCCACATATTCAGCATAGTTCATCCCAGCCACCACAACAAGGACATAGTCATTGGAGTATCTCCTAACAAGCTCCTTTGCCAAGTCCTTGCCGTTTTTTACGCCTTCTGAACCGTTTTTAACCTGATTAAAGTCCGAGTATTGTACAATGCTACCATTATGGGCTATTACATAACCAACTGAACTACGCAGATTACCAGACTGGTCATACCAACTTTTATCACCGCCCCTATCACGTACCTTGACAACACATTGTTCACCAAGATACGACAAAGCGCGTATTGTCAGCCTTTCAACCCGTTCCGCTTCTTTCATCAGTACTTTATGAATCTCATCCAGTTTGGTAGTCATTCTTATTCCCATATCCTAAACCCAAATCTTGCACTGAAGTTGGTAACGATGAAAACCTTTCACATTAAACTCCCTCTCAATTCCTCCCAAAAGAATCAATTTCACCCTGTCACCTATTGTAAAATTACGGCAGTCCGGAGGAAGGTTGTGCACCTCATAGGAATATTTTCGTGTCACACCGTCTTCAAATTCCTTTTCATCCGCTTTACCGGAAGGGACAGCATCACAAGGAATATCACCTTCCCAATGCTCTTCTCCAGAATGGTAATCTCCATTTTCATCCTCATATCCAAAAGCGGATACAAGATATTGCAACTTGTGCGGATTTCTGTTCAATACTGCCATTCTACAACAAACAATCACCTACATATACCATCGGCTTAGGCTCCAGTTCTACCGAAGGCTCACCGATAGCATTGTAGATAGAGTTAACACGTAACAGAATACGTTCCTTGTCTTTATCAGACAAAGCCCCGAAAGACTTGTCTGCTTCAGAAAAATTGATAGCCTGAACTAAAGACCAAAGACAGTCAGCAACAGCCCCCTGATAGTCATCAGAATGAGCCATGTCGTAATCAAACTCATCATCTGCTTTGAGATTACGTTTAATCATAACATTCTCTACAAAACCTTCTGAAATCGGGTAGTGTATTTCATCTTTGAGGGCTTGCTGTACTGTCTTCATGGCTTACTCTGTTGCTTTATGGGATTCAACCGCTGCTTTCAGCTTAGCTTCATCAGAATCGCTCAGCCTATTCACCGCATTTATCAACTTGTTGTCACTTACAGTAGATGCAAGGTTTGCACTTGCAATCTTGTTGTATTCGGCAACAAACTCCGGTTTCTTGTAAGTGTTCCCCCAAATTGTAATCTTTACATCAGTGGAGTCTTTAGCCTCTTCCGTCGTATTTACGGCTTGCGCATCTGTTATGTCTTGATAATAGATTTGGTCCACACCTTCAATAACCGTAAGCGCGAGCATTTGTCCGGCTGTGGTTTCGGTTAGCGGATTAGTCGTTCTGTAACGGCTGATAAGCTTCATATCATCAACCGTGGTGTAAACCACACCTTCTACCGGGCTTGTTTTTTCTGCCAATGTGCCCCATACCAGACTTCCGACATTCTCAGTGGTCAGATAGACCAGACGGTTGGCATTCCATGGCTTGTAAGCCTTGCGAACTCCGTCCTTTTCGCTGATAATAGAACGGTCTATCTTCAAAAATTTCACACCATTGTAAGCATCTGCAAACGCTTCGTCAAATAAAGAGGCGGTAGGGGTCGGCAAAGAAGTGTTGCTGTCAAATGTCTGTCCTCTATAAGTAGCTACCAATTCTTTGGCACCTTGTGTCTGGCAAAGCCTCTTATAGGTAGATGAAGCGATACAGATAGTGGTGATTGAATTACCGTCCGCATCGGCTGCGGAAAGCACATTTTCAATGTCATCCAATGTTATTTCACCGGGAACATTGACTCCGTAACCGTTCTTTGACAAATAACCGAAATCAACACGCAATGCTGTTCCGACATTCGTCAAGTCTTCAACTGCAACAATCCCCTCGCATAATGCTGTAAGGAAGTTCGCTTCGTTGGACTCATCCAGACCTATCGAACAGAACAAAGGATCATTGGTCAACTTTGCTGCAATCTGCGGCCACTGATTCCCTTGAGCCCTCATAATGTTTATAGTATTGATGTCCGACTCTTCCATAACGCGAGAAATACCCTGCTTTGGAAGGACACCGCTTGCATGCGCCAACGAATCACGCTTTTTGATTGGAAGCGGAGAGTTCATTGAAATAGTGTCCGCTTTTACATACGTAGTGTCAACAGACGCACTGGTCCATTTTTGGTCTGCGGAATATACTTTACGCAGCATAGTCTTGTGAAGGTAGGTGCGTTTTCTAGCACCATTGCGCTCACCTCCCTCTTTTTCCACGATGTTCTGCAACTTCGGGAAGATTCTTCTTGATAAGTCTGCAAATTGTGATGCAATCATTTAATTTTCCTCCTCTAATTTAATCGTGCATAAAATACAATGAAGGCAACGCTTCCTTCAAGTCGCTTTTGATACTGTCAATCGGATAAGGCAAGGCCTTATCATTGATTTCCCCGTCATACTGAATGGCGCCTCTCGCATCGCTTGCAAGAGTAGTGCGTACCCAAACGCCAACATATTCATGGTTGGACGGAAGAGATGAATACGAACCTCCTGATACCGGCATGGGTTTGTATTCATTTTCATCATTTTTGTTACGAATGATGATATGCCCGGCTTTTACATACTTTTCAGCATAGCCTTCCACGTTCAATGAACGACCACCTATAATTCTTCCTCCTTTACGGCGAATAACAATAGAATCGAGTCCACCATCGAATGTTTCCATTTCATTTGCCAAGTTTACTATTCCTGCCATTTTTTTTCAGTTTTTAGATGAGACTAAAGGTTGCTAACAATAGCGTCAATTTCCTCATCAGTTAATACTTCTTCATCTTTAGGCTTACCACCTCCCGAGCCTGGAGGATTTCCTAAATTGGACAGACCCGCATCGGCACGTTCTTGATTATAAGCCTTCAAATCTTCCTCCACTTCGGAATAGAACTCATCGAACTCATCGTCATTTTCAAACTTCATCTTATTGAAGGATTTCAATGTACGGGTCCCGAATGTACCAGCATCTTTCAAAAGGGATTCAAGCTTCTCCCTACGTGTAGTAGTAACTTTTTCACCTTTCAACGCTACGATTTCATTATTCAGCAATTGAACCGTTTGCACTAGACCTTTAGCCCATTCCGGAGTATCATCGCTCTTTCCTTTGTTTTGGGGATTTTTTTTTGAACCAGTCTGGCGTGCTTGCATGCCCGATGTATCATCATCGTCATCATCATCGTCATCTGTTTCAGGGTGGTTTTTCTTCCATTCATCAAGCAAACGGTTGGCTTGTGACTGGCCGAAAGTAAGGTAAGGAAGAACCGCTTCAATTTTTTCGTCAATTTCAGCGTTTACATCCTCTTCTGAGGCATCATCAGCGGAAATAAGGTTATCGGCAATCTTAGCGGCGATACCCTTCAATTCCTTAGAGTTGAACCCTAACGCCTTCGCTTTAAGTCTCAACTTTACGAACACTTGTTGTTTTCTGTTCATTGTGAAATGTTTTAATTAATAAAAACGGCCTGCAAACATTTACATGCAAGCAGACCGTCAACCTTCTTACCTTAATACATTAAGAGCAATGAATCAGTATTTACGACAAGTACGGTTGCATGTAACTTCACATGCTTTATGCAAATATACACAAAGTGGCACAAAAACAATCACTTTTATGTGTTAAACTATCGTAATAAACGCACGGCACGAGAGTAATCTTGTACTTCGTGCCGTGAAATTGAATGTAATTGTACATTAACGGTTATTCTTTAAGATACCGATACGCTTTTAAGTATTTGTTTAATCTGAAAATATCTTTTTCTGTAAGTTCATTTAAACGTGTTATATCCATGTTGTCCTCCAAATCATGCAGTTTGACCTGCCTTCCTATAGGATTAAGCCTTGAACGTCTTATGAAATCTTCATAGCTTTCGTTTTCATTACGAGTAACTGAAAGTATGGCATCTACTATATTACGAGGGAATCCCTCCATAAGTAAATATTCAGCGGTAACTTCGGTATCTTCTATTGTATCATGGAGCAAGGCGGTTATACGCTCTTCGGCAGTATAGCATTTGTCTGAAACACGGATAGGATGAAAAATGTAAGGAGCTCCAGCTTTGTCAACTTGCCCTTCATGAGCTTTAGTAGAAATCTTGAGAGCTTTCTCAAGTAAAGTGATATTAGTATCTGTCATATTCTGATTTTGATATTTCATTCCCTCCAAGAATTATATCACAAACTGTTTCATTGGACTGTGGTATTTCTATCTCGTTATGTCCATGATGTTTTATATAAGATTTCGTTTGGCCGTTATCTACATATAAGCGGATAGCGGCTTCTTCAAAATCGTCAAGCAAATAAACTTCTATGCCCGATTGCAACTTGTTGTATAATTCCTCCGGTTTCATTTTTATATGTAAAGATAGTGTTTTTTATTGGAAATGACTATAATATTCTATTGATTTTTCAACTATTTTTTTCGCCTGTTTATCAGTTTTGTCTAACGCCCTCCATTCTTCATAATACTTATGTCCTAACCCTCCTTCCATTCCTGTTTGCTTTTGTATCTCCTTCCAACGCTTCTCCCCAAGGATTCTTTTTGCGTTTTCCGGCTTTTCTTTTGCATAAATCATTCGCTCTGTATTGACCTGTATTTCGGCAATTAACCCGTTAGATGTTCTGATATTGACTATATTTCCACTATACCCCATAAAACATTCAGGTTTTTGCCTTTTCAGTCGCACAAACGAACCACTTTCGGGCAATTCAGTCAATACTTGCTCTATTTCTGATTTGGGCACTATGATTGTAGTTCTAACCGCGTCTTTTATATCATACGAAGTTATACCTTCTGTTGTAACCTTTCTTGTTATTGATGAAATGCTCTTGTAATTGATTGGCGTTACAAATCCTTTATTCCTTTCAGCTATGGATTTCGCCAAACTTTGCACCTCATCCCCGACCAAAGAAGCGCGATTAACAATATCTTTAACTGAATTTTCGACATTAATATTCTGAATAATCAGCTTGTTATCTTTCAAAAAATAAGGTAATGTGTTTCTTTTCTGTGCTTTCTCGATTTTTTGGTTGTTTTCCAGTACCCATTTTTTGAACGCATCCGGCACATCCTTGACCTCATTCACACTCTCAGTTGTAGGTTCACTGCGTCCGTCCCATTTCCAGAACTCTTCTTCTGTTTTGAGGATAGGCACCTTGTAACATAAATCATTCGGATGCCAGCCAGTCCAGGTAAAGTCTTTAGGGTATTTCCCGGCAAGAGTATCGCAAATATCCCCATGTGGCATACGATGACGATGGTTTCCGCTCAATTTTATCTCGTATCCTACCACAAAATCCATCTGTTTCCATCGTTCATTTTCAGCCGTCCTATAGGCCATATTTATCTCAGAACGGGCTAAACGTATAGAACGGTATTCGCAATCCATCAAATGTTCCGCACTTCCGTACTTATCCTTGTAATCCTTTTGCAGTAACGAGAAATCAAGAAGATACTTGCTTATCCGCTTACTCAAAGTTATGGCGCTAGTGCCTTTTTGAATAGCACATGAAATAGCTGCTTCAAGCTCTTGCTTATAGATGGTGGACTGCTGCCAAAGTTTTGCAGAGACATTGAAGCCCTTATCCTTCCGGTTTTGAAACGCTTTCAAAGCATCATGATTAGTCTGATATAAAACCTTATACTTTTCTTTATCTACTTGGGCATTATAGGCTTTCAAAACTTTATTTGCCATCAAGTCTTGCACTTCATTGCTATTCTTCCATTCTTCAGATGTACCTCGATAAATAATCGTATGAATATCATTGACAAATTGAACCTGTATATCATCTATCTGTTTTTTAGTCTGTGGATAATCAGACCATTTAAACGGCTTTCCACTATCGACCGAATAATCAGTACGTGACACAACCTTAGCTGCTTCCAAATTCAAGGTATCATATATCTGCTCCACCAAAGCCACATACTTATTCAGCCTTGTGTTGAGTTCTTGATATTTTTTCTTCTGATTCGGAATCTTAGGCTTTGGCATATTGGTCTGTTTTTAATATATTTATTAGGGTAGGCAGAAAAAGCACAGGGGCAAGACCGAAAAAAATGTTCTATTTTCAAGATTGACTCATTTTTTATTAAACTTATCGCATATATCCCTATTCAAAAACTTGCTCCATTCAAGAAAGGGAAACAGCACATGAAAAACTCACCTTTTAAGTTTTTTTCGTGCCAGTCATAGCTATGCACGCAATCCCGACAATGATATTTTGATTGAAAGATTATCTTTTTTGACATCTGCGAGTTTGTTCCTAATTTTTATCAACTTTCGGATACAAACAATGTTTCACCACGATTTTACCACAGATAGGACAATCTTGTACAACATATTCTACCATAATTACCCTTGAATGTTTTTTCATATTTATTCCGCACTTTCAAATAAACCGTTCATTCTTGATTGCTTTGCTTGTAAATCCATCGCATCTTCTTTCTGTATCTGCTCCAAAGTTGCCTCCGGATTATTAGAGCCAGCCTCTCTAATAGTTTGCAACTGACTCTTGATTGCCTTGCCACCATTCTGTTTTATAAGCCTATCAGTCATTGCATCTTCGTCCATTTGAATAAATGGAGTAATTACATGTTCAACTTCTACATTGTCAATCTCCTTTTCCCATGATGTATTCATGCTTTTCAAGAAAGCCTTGATTACGCTGCATTCACGTTCAAAAGCTTCTATCCAGGCACCACTTTCATCACCTACTTTCAGATGAGCATCAGTAAGTAACGTTTGACGGGCATCAAATCCTATATTGCCAAGCGATTTCATGTTCTCGAATGATATATCCGGCATTTGCGATTGAGACCAGAACATATTGGTCAGAGTGCTTACATGGTATTTCAAAGCTTCGATAGCCTGAGACCATGAAACATAAGACACATCACCATTTTGTTCTACACGGTAAACCCTACGGCTTTCTCCTTTATCCTCTCCTCCTTTTATACCACCGGCTATTTTAAGAATTGGAGCTGAATTATATGCTATTACATCACTATTGCGTGAAAGGGTATATTCTATCTCATTACGCAAATAAGACAAACCATGATAAATGGGAGCCGGACGATAAATATAGACACCGGGAATCTTCAATATAGTTATTGGTTCCGCTTTGATTTGTTCCCATCCTTCACCATTCTGTTTCCACTTGTAATGGAATTTGGAAGTATAGGTCTCAAAAAATAAAATTCCTTTATCTTTGACTTTCTTTGAGTATTCAAATGACATGGCAATCATATCCCCAAGTTCGTCAAGTAACGGATACAACCTCACACCATCCATCGGAGAGTAAGTCTTGCATTTTAATTTGAACCTACTTTGAAAACCATATAAAGAGTTGGGATTTTCAACCGTATACCAAATGGTAAACACCTCGCATGATGCAAAATAGGCGTTGCCGCGTTTAATGTTTTCACTGTCTATACGAGCATACTTGTATATGTTCTCAATTGCTTTCGCTATCTGTTGGCGAGTTTCATTGTCCTCTATATTATGATAGACACGTTTTACCGGAATGGAAAACATGAACTCTGTCATTCGCTTTGTAAGGAGTTTTTCAAGACCTATATAGATACGTGAGGCTTTTTCTGTTGTACCATCAGATTTTGTTTTGTCCTTTCTGGTAATTGTATCAGAAACTATTGCATGTAACGTAGGTTCATAGTCTTTAATAAGCTCATCCCATGAGGGGACACAAACAGATTTTTCTTTCAAGTCATTGATGATGTCATCAATAGGTCGTGAACTGTCTAAAATAGCGGTCGTTTCGTCCATAGGCACGTTCCGTACATCTTCATACGGTGATTAGTTGAACATAATAATATTTCTAGAAAGAAACCGGGTAGTACGTATTGTGCTACCCGGTAACGTGAAGGAGCACGTTAGCATCAAATGCTATGGTGCAAATATAGCAAAAGTGGCTATAAAAATGCCACTTTAAACAAAAAAAACTCACTTTAAATCCAATATTTTATATTATCCGTTTGCGTTTGGTACTATTTTTAGTACCTTTGTATAAACAAATAATTATGGGTACAAAGGAAAAACTAATAGAACGCATTTTGTCATGCCCAAAGGATTTTACCTATGATGAAGCAAAACGCTTATTCGGGATTTTTGGATATAAGGAAAGTAACAAAGGTGCCACATCAGGTTCCCGTGTTGAATTTATAGGGCCGGACGAGGAAGCCCCTTTCATTTTACATAAGCCACATCCCGGAAGCATCTTGAAATCATACGTGATAAAAGGAATAATCGAGCATATAAAGAAAAACAATTTGATTGAGAAATATAAACAATCCAAAACAAAGTAATTATGGGACTCTTAAAATACAAAGGATATTCCGGTTCTGTAGAATACAGCCCGGAAGACAATTGTCTGTTTGGAAAAGTGCAAGGGCTAAGAAAAGCGTCAATACTTTATGAAGGGAGGTCCGTTGATGAGGTCCGTAAAGACTTCGAGGAATCTATAGACTTTTATCTTGAAAACTGTAAAGAAAGGGATATACAGCCTGAAAAGCCTTATAGTGGGAAGTTAAATCTACGTATGTCACCAGACTTGCACTCCCGTATAGCTGCTTTCGCTTCCAGCACTGGAACAACAATTAATGAATTTATCAATAAAGCTATATCTAAAGAACTTGAACACGAAATGGCCTTGTAAATACCGGACATAAAGAGAGGGTATGCGATACCCTCTCTTCTAAATAACTTACCGTAACTTGTATCAATGACTTTGCAGCCATTTATCCCGTTTTTCTCTGCACGCCTCTAAGGTTGGAGCACAACAAGAAAACAGTTCACCGCTTTCAGTACGATAGTCATATTGGTACATTCTCACTCTTTTTCTGCCTAACTTCATTGCGTAGGTAGTGTAATTTTCTTTACCTGGTTGGCATACGCTACAACCTTTTTCGTTTATTGAGTTCATAATCGTATATTAAAAGTCGCACATTATAGTATATTTAGTTTGCAGAAGCTTTAGTACTTTTTCTGTTACATGAATTATATTTTCATTATACCTTCTTACGTTTCTGCCATATCCTTTTATGTCGTTGTTTATCTTCTGACGAAGTACAGTATTTTTAGGCAAACTGATTTCATAGAAACTGCCATCAATTGAAGTTATCAACATATCAGCTCGCTTCTTTTGATAATCCAATTCAGTTTCTTTGTATTCACCTTTAGGGATGAAATTGGGATTAGGTACTAAGTAACCTTCTGCTACCACATTTCCATTTATATCACATACCTTCATAATCATGTGTATTAATTGTTAAGACCAATTGCGTTTCTCAAAAAGCAGCCAGCTTGCTCTACTGACATATTCAGTTTTTTCTGAATCAGAAGAAGCATACAACTTACTTGTTCTTTCGCATCCAAATTACCTTGTACAAACTCTGATATGATAAATTTTTCTATTATTCTTTCTTGGATAAATGTTGCTTTCATTGCTCTTGTCTTTTAATTGTTAGTAATATTGGTTTCTTTTAGTATTGTAAAGCTACTCATTATCAACGAATTAGCCAAATATTTACGCAGATAATTCACTCATAATCAAGAGTTTAACTTTTGCTTGTAAAACAGAAATGCACCGACTTTCACAAGCCAGTGCACATAAGAGCAATGAAAACACAAATTAGAAGTGTTTTCGGTTACAAAGGTACTAAAAGAAACACAACTACAAAAAGTCTTTAAGCAACTCTTCTTCACTAATAAAGCTGTAACCTCTAGGATAAAACGTATTCGCTAATGCATCCATCCAGTCAGGAGAACGTTTAATACGTTTTTTGACATCTTCCTTAGGTTCAATAATAATCTTCCCATTACTAAGGAATTTCCACTTGGTTTCAGTAGCTTCTTCCATCAACTGGTCGCACGGCGGCAAAGCTGCACCAAAACCATTTTTAGGATTGAGCCAATCACGTAAAGCCCAATACAGATATGCACGCATGTTGGCAAATTCGTACTCTCCGGTAATATCATGCAATCCATCTGCCCCTTCCGAGTATTTGCATGAAAAAGCATTTGTAAATTCTTCTTCCAACAAACGGGAATAGACACCTGCACCCTCCCCTATCGTATCAATAAACGCTTTTGCTCCTTTCTTCTTCAAATAAGGTATTGTCATACCAACCACATGCATATGGTCTGCACGTCCGGCAGATTGATGCACCTCAAACTGTGGTACATAGTTGCCATATCGGGGACAAAGCACGCTATTATCACGTCCCATACCGGCAACGTCAACTCCTAATTTACAAGATTTGGCTGGAGTAAAACCACTTGTCTGCAATTCTTGCCAATTCCTATTTGCAATCTCTATCCATTCGTAAGGTATAAGTACATCCTCGGAAACTTTAGGGAACATGCCTCTGACCTTTACACGGAAAAGGTCATTAGGACGGTACAGTTTTCCTTCCCACATAAAATCTCCCTCGCCTTCATTGAAATCCACTTTTTGTAACGGAGAACACCAGTTTAAAACCTTGTCCTTTACCCATTCATAATTCACCTGTCCAGGAATAATATCTTTTCTTGATACAACATTTTCTGCATTTAGAGAATCAAGACGAAACTTTGCAAAACGTTCCGACTTCATCGCACGTGCAGCATAACCAGTAGTAACATTCGGGTTAAACACAATAAGAAAGCGAGAATTACCTTGTAAGTTTCCTTCAATGGCATTATATGTCGCTTCTGATATACCGGAAGCTTCAGTAACAACAAACATTGTGTTCACTGCATGGAAACCAGACCATGCTTCTGTATTGTCGTCACCAGCTTTAAACCCTGTTAGGAACCATTCTTCATAATCAGTCTTTATACCGGAAGACAACAATCTGCCCGGAAGAAAGCCCGCATTTCTGTATAAGCGCGATATTTCCGGAATCATGATATTCTGCACTTGACGGGCCGTCGGTGCCGTCATGGCTATTTTTGTATTTTTTGTCAACTTTCCATCTTTCCAACGAGGGGTAAGATACATGAAGCACAAAGATGCACAAGCGGCCACAAAGTCCTTGCCACGGGCTGTACCTGATGCAACAGCTGTCATCGGATTATATTGAACAGAAGAAATTATATCCTGCTGTTCTCTATCCAAACGTGCCTTAAGGGCATCACGGACGAACCTATTCCAGTCCTCAGTCCATGATTTGATTTTCCGCAAAGCTTTTCCATCTGATATTGTCATTCTTCGTCGTCCGGCAATTCCTGCATCAATTTCTCAAACGGATTCACATTCACATCCTGCTCCACCTTTTCAATATAACCTCTATGTTTCATTTTGGTCTTGCTCAGCCAAATAAGCATAGTATTATCTTGCTCCGTCAAGGCTTTGGCGAACATCGTAGTTTCCAATTTATCGTAAAAACTTTCCTCAACCTCCTTCCATTTCTCTGCAAAATCCGGGTCGTTTGCTTTCCACTTATAAGCAAGAGTTCTGGATATATTCGCAGCTTCACATGCAGATGTTACATTAAGCATTCTTGTGTCCAACGCTTTAAGAAACAACTGTTTTTTCTGTCTAGTATTAAGCCTATACTTCTGTGCCATCTTTATTGCCCTCCAATACATTGTTTACGATTTCCAACATCTTACAAATACTCAAAGCCTGAGATTTAATTTTATACTTTGTCTGAACTTTGGCCGACACCTCATTCAATCGGTGCATTGTATCCATATCCACCAAAGTTAGATTACCAAGTTCTTTTTCCGAATAGCAATCCAACGTTTCCATCAACTTATCAAATGTAGTTTTCTGCGTATCAACAAACATGAGAGTTACCGGAACGATTTCGTTATTCGGCATTTCAACCGTATAGTTGATGTCCTTCACGCTTTCCAGAACTTCATTGCTGATATGCGCATATTCTTTTAGAGCGACATCCGTTATCTCGTCCAATAGCTGTTTCAATACTTCCGCATCGTCCTGCCCAACTATACTGTTATGTGACAATTGTGTTGCCAGCAACCAATCGTTTGTAGTATCTTCTTCATCTATGTACATAACATGGATGGATGTAAGACCGGCCATCTTTGCCGCTTGTGTTCGGTGATTACCACTTACTACCGTATAAGAACCATCCGAATGCTTTACACAAAACGGTACAGACGATAATTGACCGTCCCTACGAATGTTATTCACTAAGGCATTAAACGTGTCCTGCTGCATAAAATGAGCATTTTTCTTGACCAGCTTAATGTCAGATAATTGCACTTCCGCTATCTTGAATTTTCCCATTTATTATCCCTTTCTCGGCTCATCACCGTATTTTTTCACAAAAGCTTTTAAAATATCGTCCAATTTTCCACGAATACCTGCATCTTGTATGTAATGGAGTTTACCAACACAGCGTTCATGCAGTTTGAACACTCCCCGATACTTCATACTTACCGGTTTGTCGGTAAATACAGAAGTGGCAATCACTCCACATTCATGTTTATATCTTATATCCAATTCATATTTGAACTCTGACGAAAGTACACCCATTATTAGCAATCTACTCAATTTTGGTAATGGATGGTCTATCACAAAATCCGACTTCATCCAAACTGCATCCATGCCGTATTTACTTACCTTCAAGAAATCAAACATACAAGCTCCGAACACATAATCATCCAAAAACCATAAATAACAGAACGGTGCAGAACCTAGAATAATACCCTTTTTCAAGTAAATCATACGCAGATAATCAATCTCTGCCATAGAAGCACGTACAAACCGGAGCTCGCTTTTATCTGTAAGCATATAATCATCCGGCAACCGTTTATATTTTAGAGGGATGATAGTCCGCTTACTAAAACTGCTGTCTCCACTTTCTACCACATTAGACCAAATATATGTGCGTTGGTCTTTGAATACCTCTCTTCTACCCATAAATCCATGCTGTGAGAGAGCCATGTAATTAACTTGTTCTTCATCTATTTCTGCATATTTCGTTTTAGTTCGTTCTTGCCATCCGAAATCATCCAGCAAGAAACGCTGTAATGCGTTGCTTGTGGCTTTCATGCCGGAATGAAATTCATTCTGATAGATTAGTATATCATTCTCTTTGCAATTAAGAATAGCATCTGATATATCAGCACAATAGGATACTTCAATAGACTTGCTTTTAAGGCTATCCACAAGTTTTTGATAACGTTCCGCATACTTCTTATGATAATACTCCAACTTAGACATGAAATCGTCATAAAGAGACTTATGGTAAATATCCTGAGAATTTTTGTGCTTCTTAATCGCGTTGAAAAGATGGATGGTAGCTATGATTTCAGCCGGGCTTTCAGATTTGATGTTCAGAAAATCATATTCATCATTAAAGTGCAGTTCTTTTATCTCACCCCTGATTGCCTTGTACATCATGTAGATAAAATACTCTTTGGTGTAAACTTTAATTTCCCTATTGGTAAGGACTTGCTCTATATCCATATAATATGAGTTTACCACATGAGCAACATCAAACTTGGCCGCTTCTTTCTTGATGAAGGAAAGCATTCGGTTTGACTTCTTGAACATGGAACCTACTATAGTGACATTATCCGAGTGCTCTGCCGCCCAAAGTAGCGGTTTATGCCTTTGGGGAACTTTAGAATAGTCAATATGAAACACCTCAAGACACCTATCAACTGTAGTAAGTTGCTTATACTCTTCCATATCTTCATGTAAGTAGGCATACTCTACAAATGAATACATGAACTTGATTGTTTCCAGCACCTTGTCGAAGTTCCAAGAGCTATTGAAGATGCGAAACTCTGCCGTTCCAATCTTCTCAATGGAACATAAATTAAGCCAATACCGGATATGCCCTCTGTCTGAACCATTGTTAAAGACCTTCAGCAAGTTATCGATATTATCGGCTTCCAGTACACGCTTTACCACATCCCAAGGTGGGCTAGGCACAAGGTATTTCGTTTCCCACCATTCCGCGATGTCAAATATCCGCTTGATAGGATATGCAGTATAATAAGAGAGGACAAACATACGCTTAATAACATCCAAATCCATATCCCTAATGTACAGATGTGCATCAAAGCCTTCATTCCACATAAGATAGCTCCCTGCATCTTTCATGGTCTGAATGAAGTCCTTCAATTCCTGCAAATCTTCCATACAATAATGATATGGTCGAGTGTTTATCTCACCGCCAAACTGACCGTGATGTGTAACAGCCGAACCATCCGAATTATTCATCATGGTCAACTTGTTGTCCGTCCACTTGTAACCGGATGGAAGTGGGATACGCTGTTTTTCACCATCGGCAAACTCCAATTCCATGCCAAATGTACGATTGGCAATATAGTCAATCCAAGGTTTATCTATATTCATGTTCTGCATATCTCAACTTGACTAATGATTTATAATTGGGAACAAACGTAACAACATCACCAATGCAATAATCTGAAGCTCTGCCACAACACTTCATCATAGTGTATTCGCTGGAGCAATCCGAATAGACCAATTCCCTATTTGCACATGAGCAATCCTGCATATCAGCCATAGAATAGCCGCAATCAAGAAGTATTTGGTTGCGGTCCGGAAAAACCCCTATAACTTTAGTACTTAATTCAATGCCATTCCTCCCTAATTTGTATTCATCTTCATTATACGGAATTGTGCCAAACAACATATACTCTCCTATACGTACATCGCTAATGAAATCCGGAAGTCTTTCGTTTTGTCCCAGCCAAAAGCTACCACCCAAACTAATTGATTCTGTACTTGTTTTCAGTGTATTCCATATATCATACAATCGTCGTAGTGACGGTCTATTTTCATTCAAGCAACCAGAAGTAATCATTCCATAGGCATGAGAATTGTCATCACATGCACGAACCATTCTGGCTATCTGTTTTGCTTCATATAGGCTTACACCTTCCCTATTATCAAAACCATCGATAGGGATGTAGATATTATTAATACATCTATTCACAACACAATCCATTGCATCATACGTAGTAACGGCAACTGCCCCATTCTGGTGTCTGGCTGCCTTACCGATAGAATAGCATATACTGTCTTTTAAATGGAGACCAAAAATCTTATTGTTTATTTTATCCGCGATATGTCCATAAATATCCTCGTAGAAATCTTTGAACATTAACGAAATAGGAGCATTAACAAGTGTTTGCGCCTTTTCGATATTCTCAATTATATTCTTGGTATAAACTATAACTTTCATAGCTCCCACTTTAAAATTAAACGTTCAATCCCTTTGTACTTAGTGTCTCGCTTAAATTGAAATCCAGCATTAGTAAAACTCCTGATGCTTGCTTCATTCTTTGGAGAAGTCATAGCAAATATTTCATGTGCGCCATTAGCAACTAACCTCGCTATATTCGCATTAATAAGTACATATTGAAATCCGTTTCCCCTATAATCAGTATGAACAAAGCATTTATCTATGTAGGCAGTACCATATTCAGTGAAGTATGCAAGCGAATAAGCGACCAGCTTGTCATTTACCAGTAATCCGAAACTACAATCAGATTGCAAGCACCTTACTATATCTTCCGGTTCCGATGCAAAGCACATATCCGGACTGGAAATAAGAGCTTGCTCCATTTTTTCAATATCGGATATATCATACATGGACAAAGATTTGACCTGCATTTTATATTCTATACTTCCTTTATGCGTTGGGAATAATGGTTCGTAACGGTCAATCCATGCTTTAGAAAGGAATACATCTATATCAACTTTAGGCGACAACACTTTTTTATAATTGTCGAAAATATCTAATACAAATTCCTTATGCTTTGTAAGTTGTTCATTCTTCAACGGACATTTACCACTACGAAAAACAAAGCCTTTCTTTACCGACTTTACCCACAAAGGATAAGTTCTACACATAATAGGCTTGTAACCATTATCACATGATTTGCAGTCTCTAGCGATACATTTTACCTTTTTACCGCCAAAGTAATCATCATCTATAATATGTAAATGGGAAATTTCTTTTTCATACCCGTCAAGTTCATGGGGGAGAATTACAATATGTCCGTCCGACCCGAACGAACAACACTTCCAACCGCAGCCGGAGTTTTCACATGCTCTTATTAGTCCTTTATCGTCCATATATTGAGGTTGTATATAACTTCATATACATTTTGCGTTAAATGCCTGCCGAGCATATTCCCGACAGGCTTAACACAAAATTCAATCATTCTGCAAGCTACTTGCAAGAACACTTATGCAATTCTTCGGCTTCTTTCAGTCGTGTCAGATGGAAATTCCCATCACCCCGTAAATTACACAAGCTTTTATGTTCTTGCTTTTGCTTATCGCTACTATAAGGGTTGAGGTGGTAACAGGACTCGAACCTGCAATGATAGGTTTAGCGACTGAGCTGTTGTTAGCTTCTTCAGCGTCCTATTCAGTACTATCTACCGCAATGTAGTGTCTACCATTTCCACCATACCACCAAATTTGCTTGTCTTTCCAAGCTGTCAGATTGTTCGCAGTACCAACTAAATGCAAGGAATCGAACCTTGTCGCCTACTTAACACAACCTCAATCAACGAGCCGAGTTTAACAGCATTCGAGCGGAAACAAGGAATCGAACCCCACTCTTTGGCTGGAATGCCAACACTCTACCGATGAGCTATTTCCGCAGATGCTTGTCTGTTCCAAGCTGCCAACATTATGAACCGCCATGTTGTCACCGTCAACTGCCACATGATTTTGTGGGAATCCACCTTGATAGATACTCTCTGGGACTTATTTCGGATTTACCCTTCCCCTTTCTATCTGCTACTCTATCGGCTTTCCTATCTTCAGACAGACCCGACACCCGTCTTCAATTCGGATAGAGTGGTGCGTTCATTGATACAAGACTGTGGGAACTCAAGGATTCGAACCTTGTTCTTCGGATTTTCAGTCCGACGCATAGACCAACTTTGCTAAATTCCCTTTTACCTATGCTGTCAAACCACTGCTTGCTTGGCAAATTTGACAGCATCCCTTCAAACGCTATTGAAAAGTGGATAATATTTTGCTTAGCCTATCACAAATTTCATTAAACCTAAGCTCTTTGCACAAATCCATAAAGAACTCTTTACATGCAACACCAAGATTTAATGCAGCTTCTTGTAAAGTCATAATATTAAAACAAACTAGCTTGTTCGTACTTAGGTTCTTTATTCTCAACTACTCCAAACTCTGTTATTTCAATACCAGTTTTTTCAGTAAGCCACTTAGCCAAAATATGACGATGGCAAAAATCACCTGGTTTTTCGTAACAGCAGAGAGCTACATCTTGACCGTTACTAAATCGTTGGATGGTTTGAATCAATTCCTTCGGATTGACTTTTGAAAGGACATCGTTTAGATACATGTTCGTGTATTCTTCATAAGTCCATTTATCATCCAACATATATCTTCTTGGCGCCACCTCTATTATTTGAGGAGCATTGTAATATTTTGGTTTACCCAAGGCAACACATATCATTTTGATGTTAGATGCTTCTAGCTTTCTATGATTTCCGAAATAACTTGTGTAAATTTTCATTGCTCTTTTTTTTATTTTTATGGTGTAAAGATACAAAATATGACATAAAAAGCGCCACTTTTAGTCATAAATTTATCTAATTTGATGATTTTATTGTCTCAGCCTTGTAACATTTCATCATGTGGTCTGTTTCACGTCCCATATTGAAGGTATTACCGAGATAGTATTTATGGGCTTCTTGCTCTGATAGGTTGATAGGAGTAACGAACCAGTCTTTATTACCTTGTTCGTCTTTCAAATACACTTTTACTATTGTTATCATCGCTCTATATTTTATCCGTTATACGCTGCTGTTATTTCTTCTGCATGAAGTTCTTTTCTCAACTCACCGTTCTTGTATATTCTTACAGATACGATTCTAACCGTATCGGACAGGAAACGTCCACAGTCTTTTGTTACCTTTTGCTCCAACTTCAAAGCTTTCGCTAGATTTTTGGTACGCTTTCTTATGGTGCTCTTGAATCCAAAAACGAAATCTTCGGTGTCAATTTCGAACTGGTAGGTGTCAGAGTGTAGTATCTGATTAAGTTCAGTTGTCATTTGTTCTATCTTACTCATTGCTTTTTTGTTATTATTAGAAAAACAAATTAATTATTTCTTTTTTTGTATGGTAATTAAGCCAGTTATTTGCATTCTCTGTTGCTTTCTCGACACTTCTAAACTTTAATCCAGATGATGCAATATACAAGCAAATCGTACGTTTGTGCATTTTCAACACTTGTTCCTTTTTCGGCTTAGTTATCGTTACTTGATTAGTACGTTTATTAAACTTACAAAACCGATTATTTAAAGTTTCTTCTTTTGTAATAGCCTTCATTGCTCTTATTGATTAATTTGTTACTTTTGATATGTAAAGATACGAATAATATATTGATTACCAACAAGTTAAGGCAGAAATATGCGTAACTTAAACTTTGTTTAACTTTTTGCATTTCAGCAACTTACAGTCAAGCATTTGGGCAAAAATGCCAGTTGCAAACACCGTTTCACGACCTTTATCATCCTTGCAGCAAATATACACGTCCGCATCCTCACAAGACATGTAGAACTCATACAGATTGTCGTATGGGTGGATGACATCACGAAACATTTGCGATGCCGTTTTAGATTTATGATAACCTCCCCTGGCCATATTTCTCAAATAACAATGATTTACTTTTCTCAATCTCTTTGTCGGTATCAATTCCAAGTTGACGATAGAACGAGGAATTTCCGGAAAGACTTTCACTTGCTATTTTCAAAGTTCTTTGCTCTTCTTTGGTAAACCCCATGCGGAAAGTGGAGAAAATAGCCAGTGCGGCTTTAAAATCACCGCACTGGAGTAGTGAAATTGCTTTATTGGTTTTGGTCTCCATTACACACTTCAAATGAATAAAAATCCTCATCGCATTCATAACACTGCCAAACATATTCAGGATTGTCACTTGGAACAAGCCTTTTGCCACATTTGGGGCAAACAGGAAGCAAGTCTTTGATGAATCCTACTTCGATGCCAATCTGCTCTCCGCTGAATGTGGCACGTTGCACTTGTAAATCGGTTTCAACCATTGTTTCGCTGTCATCATTGTGGAGTATATACAATTCGGCTGTCTTTGATTTCCACATTTCCATTGCGTCGTCACTTGGTACAACAAGCCATATAAAACCATCTTTAGTTACTTTCGTTTTCATGCTGTATAATTTATGATTTGACTACTAAAACTACATATAATATCATCGTATTCATTGACTGACACCGATTCATCTATCTCTTCAAAGTCCTTATGCAATTCCTCAGAAAGATTAGTTATAATATCAACATAAATTTCCTTTGCTTTATCACGAACAGCTTCATCGTAGTCATCTTCGTTCATCCATTCTTTTTGGTAAACGAAACATGGTTTGAAGCGTTTTTTGAGTTCGTCTATCAAATGAAAATTCAAGAGTATTTCAACCTCTGCTTTTTCAATGGAGGATTGGAAACTTATTCCGTCATACTCAATGCCGTGTTTGCGTTGGTAGCTACTTAGTCCATCATGTCCATACTCTATTGCGTTGAATATATCTCCTATTTGGTAATCCTTGTCTCCTCTTATCTTTACGGTATTGATGTACTTTGAACCTTGCACATCGAAATACTCAACAATCCAGCCCGAATTACCTATAAGTCTATTTTCTAATATCAACTGTACCATATTCAAAAATTTTCATTGATTTTCTTTTCGGTTTGTTTAACGAATCGTTCAATCATATCCTCCAGCTCTTTTCTCAAATCATTCTTATCAAGATACGAGCAGAAAACTTTTGCATTATCTAATGATTGCAGGATATTCCTTACGGCATATTCCTGTTTGTCAGTAAGACTTAATAGTGATATATTCATAGTTCGTCTCCCCATAACTTTAATGCAAGTTCATAATTCTTCTGTGCCTCATTTACGGCTTTCTTGGCATAAGTGAGAGTGTACGCATGTTCACGTGGGTATTTGCCAGACTTTACGCCCTCATGGTATTCTTTAGCTTGTTCCAGTTTATGTTCGTAGAAGTAGATACTTTCAGGCATTGAAAGATTGATAGTTTCAGCGCGTTTTTCCCAATACTTGGCTACTCTTTCATGTTCGGCAGCTTTGTCGCTAAACTCAACACTTTTGCCCATATTGTTCCAAGCGTCATCTATTGCCTTTCTATGCCTTCTTTCACTATGATGTCCGACTTTAATAGGTTCTCCCAATGATAGGAAGTCTCTATCTTTATTCGATTTCTCGTAATACTTATAACTCTTTTGTTCTGCCGAAGCCGCCCACTCCCTGCGTCTTTCCGCTCTTTGCTTCGCCCACTCTTGAACATTAAAGCCGTCAGCCCTTACTATAGAGTAATAGTAAAAACCGTCTTTCTCGAAAATCAGATTGAAAACTATGCAAGCATTTTCTTTACCATACTTGGTGGTAACATCAATTGTTTCACCTTTTTCATGCTTTTCATCGCACTTTGCCAGAAATACGTTTGGCGCAAATTTGTAATATGTGTTCATTGCTCTTATGTGTTATGCAGGGCTTTCGCCCTGCTGATTAAACTTATGCTAATTCAATTGCTCTTGCAGGTACGTCAATCATAGTCCATATTTTACCTTCTTTTAAATAATCTACTGAATACTCAGTTTCAAAAGTGCAAACATTCATATCAACACTTGAAATAGTACCTTTTACCTTACCACTTTTAGTGGTTACAACTACCGATTGACCTTTATTGTATTTTGCTGTATTCATAATCATACATCTTTTAATTGTTAGTAATATTGGTTTCTTTTAGTATTGTAAAGATACTCATTATCAACGAATTAGCCAAATATTTACGCAGATAATTCGCTCATAATCAAGAGTTTAACTTTTGCTTACTTTGTGATAAATACCTACAATTATACAACGACAATCTATTTTTCCATACCAACCTTTTTCATCCATTTTCGGCGGTATCCCTTATTACATTTTTCTGCCGGCACGTAAATCACCGTGCTTCTGTCTATACGTAATGGATGTAGCCTTCTTTCCACTTCCTTGTGCTGCTCGACAAGACTTTCAGCGTCCCCGTTGGCCGTTGTGTCAATCTTCTTGTATTTGTCATCAATAGGGGCATGGAGCTTTTTCAGTCTGTCTACTTTTCTCATGATTTCAATATATTATTCCAATCTTGTGATACCATTTGTCCGCGTGGCTGAACCATCCAATCATGAACGGTTTGCCGAAGAGGGTTACTTTGTATAGTTTACTCATAATTCTATATGTAAATGATAAGTATTAATAATGGCAAACAAATAAATAGCCACAGTGATGATACTATCTATACACACAGCCCAACTGCCGAGGCGTTGAAATCTCGACAAAGACAAAGCCATTACCGCCAGGAATAAAACCCACTGGCTTGTCATTAGTCCAGCCATTAATGTTATCCATCCGAAAATATCCAAAATACTCATTAGAAGAAGCATAGGGTGCTCTTTTAAATATGCCTTTACATCTTCCTTGGGAAGATGTCTATATTCGCATGTGCGGGAATATACTTTCTTACAGTTTAAGGCTTTCATAATTTCATATAAAGCCAAAAATCCTACAAATAAAAAGAATAGATGTTTCATTACTTACCTTATTTTAATTGCTTGATACTCATGAATAATTCGGCTTTTGTTCCGGATTCTGGCTATGCCTGCTAAAACGTCCCTGCCAGCATTCATGAGGAACACGTTGCATGAAGGTATGGCGCATACCCAAATCCTCCCATTCCTCGCAATACTTCTCCAATATAGCCGACATCTCGTCAAGCATACGGACATAGGCTTTATTGGCTTCAAGGCCACGCTCTATAATCGGAATTGCCTTCTTCCACTCTTCATCCGTAAGCAGATTGAGGGACAAGGAAACACGGACAGCGGCTATAATTTCATCTGTAGTCCAAAAGTCGTTACCGTCCTTGACGAAATGATTTATTACTTCGTAGTCAAAGTCTTTTTTCAGCCTGCTCTTGAATGCCGTAATATTATGCTCTCTGAAGCCATAACTGTATGTTGTGTAAATAAGCCTTCGTTCGTAATATTCTGTTTCCGGATAGTCTTCAAGCCTTTTCCCTAATAATATTATCTCCATTGTCATTCCTTATAATTAAATCAGGGTTATCAAACACATTACCAACCACCTCTAATCCACATATAAGCATGTTGCTAAACCAGGAGAATGGGGATTGATTCCCATCTACATAGCAAGCCATAAATGCCATTGATTCATTGCTCCATTTCACTACTATGTTGAAAGCTCCATCTTTTGCATATACTCTTACAATGTCGTATTCATAGATTTCTTTCACGTTCTTATCACAAAAGCCGGTGAACTGCCCCAACGTCTCTACCTGTATGGGTATATCATTGGCTCCGTCTGTTATCACGTCCAAAAGATTGCCGCTCCATAATTCTTTCGTATAATAACCATACACCCATTCTCCTTTGAAAAAATCGTCATTGATGGCCTTTGCTCTGAATTTTATTTCACGTTCATTATTAATGTCTTTTCCCATTATTGTTATTCTTTAATTTGTTATACTCATCCTCAATACATTTATTGATTTTAGCGGCTTCCTCGTACCGTTCCTCTTCAATCAACTTACTTTTCAGCCATTGAAGCTGATTCATATAAATAACATCATCACGGTCTGAAACCCTACGGGTATATTCCCTTATCTCATTCAGCTTGTCCTCCATGCGCCTATGCCATCTGCTTACCATGATTAGGACAAATCCTAATGCAACGGCATTGAATAAAGTGATGGAGACTTTAATTATCAGTTCCACGGTTTCCATAATAAATTTTAATCAATCAGTTCAAATTCGTAAACGAAGACATAAGGATTGCTCTTAAACGTACCCTTGCCAGAAACGCAATCTATTAAGGATGCAAAAGCTTCTAATGGATTACTATATTCCTTGTATTGCCCATAAGGACAATTGGAACGCGTAACTCCATGATGCCAATAATATCTTCCCCATTCACCGTCAGCGGACTTATGAATAGTTTTTATTATTCCTTCTTTCAAGCAGTCTTCGTTAGAGATTTCTTGAAGCCTTTGGATTTTGATGTTGGTAATACGGATGTGATGGGGCATGAGGTCAGCGCGGACAAACATCTTATTTTTCCAACCGGGTGCGAATTTGGTTTTAGTATAAAATCCTATTCCGTCTTTATCATTAAGTGCGATTTCGGGATTCATCCCTAAACTTTCATAACTTTGCGCAATGGCAACAACTTCACCGACTTTGTATTTTGGAATATTCCAACCCGTAAAGTCTCCTTTGTCGTTTTTCCAACCAAAAGCATAATTTAATGGAGATACTATGTTCCCGTCATTATCGTAATCATTTGGTTCAAAAACGGGGAATACAATATCATAAGTTTCATTTGGTCTGTCATACTTGCAGACCCTTCTCGTCATAGTCTTCCGACCTTTCAACACAGCTTGGGTTAAGCCGTATTTATCATTTAACATTATTTTCTTAGCCATATCATATAAGTTTTAACGCTTCCTTAATTCCGGCCTCCAATGCTTCTTCGTAGGTATCCCACAGACCGCCATCATTAGGACCCCTGGAATCATCATCTTCCTGCCACGTTCCGTTATCGGCTTTCACTATAGCATAGCCATACCCTACGGCACTTCGGTATATTTCGATATGCAGGTTCTTGGTTTCACGCAGCCACTTTTGGGCAACATACAATGTCGGACATAAAAATTCAACTAATTCGCCATCTATTTCCGTACAACATGATATGTATTGCGGATGGTTCCATCTTCTAATAATTTTATCGCAACTTATCGTGCGTTCACACTCCCAAACGAAACCTTTCTCTTTCAGCAGCTTCGCTGTCTCTAATGTTACAAGTTCTTCGGTCATGATTATTTCTCCTCTTTTCTTGTTTTGATTTATAACTCTTTAAAATCCTGCTCCAGTCGGCATTTTTTCACATAAAGTCCATCTATAATGTACTGGGTACAATACTTGGGAAGAGTGATAACCGCAATGTCACCGGATGTCTTGACGGCATCGCGATACACACAGCATTCCCTGCTGCTTTTTAGAATTGACTCAAGAAGAGAATTACACTTTTCAATCTCTTCCTTAAGGATTTTAGCCCTTTCAAACGATTCATTTTTCATAAAAAATAATAATGAGACGTACACAGAGGAGGGAAATTAATGGCTGCCGCACAACCATTAATCTCTTGCCAGAAATGCTCCTCCTCTATTTTTACCCATGAGGACCATAACAAACCGTTCATATCCCTGCGTACATAGAAAGGCGGCCCGTAAGGGTCACATACAGCCAATATCTGCACATGGCTGTTTTCATTGTAGGACACAACTTTCATCTTGGATGAATCGAACAAATCCCCCTCTATTTTCTTTCCCGGACTGATGTTGAACGAGTAACTGAAGTCCTTATGTACATTCAAGGTCTTCCACGGGTATTCCGGGAAATCTATTATTCTCAAGTCCATTCTCACTCCTCTGTTTTAAGTTCAATCCTTTCTGCCCGTCCCCACCAGGAGCGCTTGTTGTGCTCTTTAATCAAGTTTTCCAGCAGGTAGCGCTTGTATCCTTCATCAGAAGCTTTTATGCGTTCTGTGCGGACCTCTTCTTGTAGGGACTTTACTTCTTCGGCAAGCTTCTTGACATAATCATCTTTCAAGGGATATATAGTTCTTTCTGTTTTAAAAACACCGTAACTCCCTCGTACCTCATTAAATTCGGCAAGTGTATTCCCTTCACCCAACGCTACGACAAGCTTGGTAAGGCTTTCCGCGCTTATCTCATAGCGCTCTTTTATCTCAAAGGAATCAGGCAATTTCCCGTTCCTGATTTCTATTCCGTCCACGTTGAATATAAGGTCCTTACCGTCAAAGACCACCTCTTTCTTTTTCTGTTACATGATACTAATCTTTATTTATAACGTCATTGATGTTCCACTCTATTTGAGGTACTTGAATCTTTTGGGAGAATAGTTCAATCAGTTCGTTTACGGTAGCCACATGACAATAGCATGAGCACCTATGAAAATATCCCATTGTGAAATCGCCTTTTTGATAATGAGGTGGGAAATCTTGATCGAATACCCAATATTGATTTACACTCGTGTCATCTCTCAATGAAGCGATAGCCAAGAAAAGCTCTTCATTGGTTCCGCAATTAATACTTCCATGTTTTTTCAAAGGATGCCCATTCCTTATCACATGGTTCTCTTGGGAGAGTAAAAAGAACCTTCCATTGTGACACATTATAAAATCATACTTGTTGTCATCATCATCTGCATAATATTCAGGCTTACCATGTGAATAGCCCAAATATTCCAGTTTCTTCCGAAGCTCCGGTGTGTTTTTGCGTATAAAGCACGGTGTTATAAATCCCATAGTTATTCTCCTTTCAGTCTTTTAAAAAATTTCATCGGCGACACTAAGGAGCCTGACGAAATGTCTTTGAAAATTTCACTATCATCATTCATTCCTAATGCAAGACAATACTCCTGAGGATTGACTTTTGCCAATTCACGGAGCTTCTTTTCCCTATCTACACCAGCATAAAGAATCCCGGTATATTCCAAAGTAATAGAGCCGTGCATGTCTTTCAAATCTGATAGCTTTAATATTTCTCCTCTTGACATTATTCACCCTCCTTCCTTTCCAACATATCCGTTTTCAATGCACCAGCACAGCATCTCGTAGGCTGCGTTAATCAATAAATCATCAGTAAAATGTTTGAGGCAATCATCTATATCTTCAACATTTCGGTATGCTATGGTATCTCTTTCAATCATCCACGCAAATAATATTTGTTTGGACGGAAATGGATTCAAATAATGTGGCAGCTTGTCTAGAATGTCCTGCAAGGTGTAAGTTTCATGATAATAGTCGTAATACGTATCGGCATCCAAAGAGGTTACAACCTTTTTGCTTTCATCCGATTCTCTCCATTCGACACACATACTTGCATCACTCGTATCTAATCCAAGCTCCTGCAAGTGCTTCATCTGCTCAATTGATAATACTTGTTTTGATTTCATAATTCCTCCTTATCTATCTTTACTCCATTTCGATATATTTCTCCAACGCTTTTAGGTTCTTCACGGGAAAGTGTAACCGTTACTTTGCCACGATTGACGAAATACCTACAATCAATAAGCCTGCAAATCCATTCATCACAACGATTCTCTAATTCATTACATTCTCTACAAAGAGAACATATCTTGCATTCATGGTCATTTGGATAATTCGCAGCTTCATGCAGCACCCCGTCTATTATTATTCCGTTATTTACTTCCATAATCAAATACAATATCTAATAATTTTATTTTTCTTGCAAAACCTTATCGAATACCTCACTGCCTTCCGTATGTCTTCATACTCCTTTATACTGTACACATTGTATGTACGGAGCTTTTTCATAATCTCCTCTTCCATGAAAGGAAGAACCTCTTTCTCAAATCTACTCATTTCTTATGTGTTTACCAATCTCCTCCATCATTTAATATGCCGTCAATAATAGTTACACTATTTTCAATGTTGCTACCTCCATATTGTGTAAATTCCGGTATAGGATTATCTTCTGTATCTCCGTGCATCATTACATGTAGCGTTCCGCTTGCACTGTAAAGCCATAACCGTTTTCCATCCTTTTCCCATTTCTTTGCAAGACGTTTCAAGCTGTCAATAAGCTTGCATTCTTCCGGTGTGCATTCTATTCCGGCTTCTGTTTGATATTTACTCATAACGCTTAAACCTCCACTTGTGTATAATTACTAAAATTACAATAAAGATATTTGCTTGAAAACCATCCTAATTTATGTTTATCATTAACATATTTACAATAGGTTTCCCATTTGTCCTTATGTACAATTTCATACATTACTCCTTTGTACATAAACACATCTCCTTCTTGTAAATTTGAAATCTTAATTGTTTTCATATTAACCCAATCCTCTTTAATCTTTTTCTAAAATTCTTTTCATTCAAAGCTTGTTCGTAATAGCAATTCGGCTCAATAACTGTTTTAGTTTTCATTATAGGTTTCCCGTTTAATCCAATCGAAACTTCGTTGGTAATAGAAGCTCTCTTTATCTCTTTCGTTTTCAGATTAAACGAAAACAGAGTATGACCTGGAATCTTTCTCTTCTTATCCATCAATTTATATTCACGATGTTTCTTTTGAACATATTCTACCTGGTTTTTAGATAGACCACCCTTTGTTAAATCCAGAACTATTTCCATATCAATCACCGTTTAAAACATCCAACAACTCTTTCGCTCTTTTATAGGTATCAAAGCCCTTTACATTCACCCATTCGGATGAAATACGTTTGTCTTTTCTGACTTGTACCCAATATATTATTATGGGGAAACAGCCGCTAAATCCTGTTCCTCTTATAATCCTATATCTTTCCATTCTAATCTCCTTTCTCCTTAATCCGTTCCAGTACATCCTTGTTTGCTTCGAGTATCTCATCGAATGAGGGGATAGGTTTCCAATGAGTAACATATCCAGTCTTGATGTAGGGATATATCCATTTATTCACTTCTCGCATTGCCATTTCATCAATACTACCATCAACATATTTCACTTGACACATGCCTTTTGCTAGTTCGTTAGGTATTGCATCCTCTACGCTTATCCACGGTGATTGCTTTGACTGCCATTTAGCACTGGAAATATCCTTTTGCCATTCCGCACCGGCAATGAACCCTTGATAATATGCTGGGAATGCACTTCCGCTGCTTCTACTTTCTGCGAAAGAATGAGCAGCTTCTTCCAATGTCTGTTTCATATCAATGACTTTTAATTTTCTTGTATTTACCACACTTCTTGCAGAAGTAGTGACGTACGGTGTACCAACTGCTATCGCCCCAATCATCAACAACTTCTACTTTCCTTTCAAATAAGAATTCCCACTCATGGCAGCAGAACCATTTCTTTATGATGGCATCAATTAGATGCTTCATACGCATTTCGATTTATCAATTTGTCCTATGCGTTGCTTCTCAAATCCCTCTATCTGTGCATCAGTAAGGTTGTTTAACCATTCATCAGCATACTTTCTGTACTTGGCATGATTGCATTTATAAAATTCCAATCTAAGCCATTCAAGGGTTATTTCCTTATTCATTTTATTCTTAAATCTATCATCTTACATCGTTAATACTGACTTCTCCTTTCAAAACTCTCTCTACCTGCCTATCAAGTATTTCTTGAAATTCTATCTGGCAAATAAGAGAGCAATCCGGTATAAATTCTTCCGGCATTTCTCCACGGTTAGGAGAAAGCTCATCAAGAAATATTTTTCCCGATTGGTCTTTCAGACACGTTGCGCCTACTTCTCGTTCAATCTGCGCCATTCGAGCAAACACTTCCGGGAAGTCCTTCCGTATCTTATTCCAGTATCCCATTCCCCCTTTCACGCAACCGATACAGTTGTTGTTATTGTAACCCATCTTGTACATAGCGGGGATTTCAATACCAGCTTTCCAAAGCATTCCCATTGCATCCGGCTTCGTAATCTGCTTTTCAATTAGCGGAAACAGTGGCTTTGTGCTTGGGTACTGCTGTTTAAAGCGGATAGCGCGGTTTATTTCTTTCGGGTCAAAGTCGAATCCCCATACCTGACCGTCCCAACCTCCAAGTTCCTTCTCCAACTTATACCGGACCTGTTTCTTTAGTTCATATGTACAAGCTGCTCCAGTAGGACCATTGATGTATCGTTTTTTAAGTAGCACATCATCTACATTAAGATACTTATTGCTGCGAATGGTATGAATTGGCTGCCCGTACCATCTCTTGCAATCTGAGAGAAATCGGGCATTATCTGGATGCCCGGAACCAGTTTCGATGTAGTAGAGTTGTACTTCGTTATATAAGCTCAATGCTATTTTACAAGCGACTGCGGATGTTACACCGCAACTAAACCAAGCTATTATCATTGGTATATTGTTTTTTTTATTAATTTTGCATCGTTGAATCCAATAAAAAATCCGTTTATCAAAAACTGAATTGGATTTTAGAGATTTAGGTCTCTGTACGCTCGCTTCTCTTCGGAGTCCGAGTGAGGAATACCAACCGTTGAAGCTAAAAGGGTGTAAGCAGCGCCTTGGCGAAGTTTGTGGGGTTCGAATCCCCACCTCTGATAATTCTTACAAACCATATACTAAGCAGACTTCTAAAGTCTGCTTTTTCTTTTCTATTCATTTTGTTCATTTCTGATTTGTTATGAGCAAAAACCACCGGTTTCCGCTCGTGTTAATACTTCGTGTGCAGAAAGAAGTCATTTCTGCACATGTTAATGTCATTCTCCCAACATAGTGTAATCCATTGCACGCTCTAAATCCGGTCGCCAGACAAGAGAGCTTTCTTGTGGGTCACAAAATGTGTCAATTAGGCATTCAGCGGCAATTACAACTCGCTGCCAATTGCTACATCCGCACAATTGCATCCTCCGCTTAATGAACTCAAAAAGTACGAGACGGTTATCGACATCCTCTTCATAATAATGTTCCTCCTCGGCTATTTCCTTGCGAATGGCGAGAAGTTCCTTCTTATCCTTGTCGTTGTCATCCCACTCAGTCCATTCTTCCTCATTGCTCCAATGACTGTTGAACAGTTCCTCCATAGGCTGGAGCAGATTATATACTTTCTCAAAGTCCTCTTTGGAAGCTTTGGCTATTGTAAGTCCATGTGTTGCCATAATATTTTTGTTATTTAATTTATTTTCTTTTTCTATTCCGCTCTCTCTGTACCTCTGCCATACACATCTTGCACCATGACGCTTTCAGATGGTGGTGCAATCCGAACGGGGAATTGTCTGATGGATATTCATACGGCATTCTTCATTATGTCAGTTTGCTGTCAAATATCTTAATGCACTCAAACAGATAATGCGCAATTATCGGCTGAACCGCATTGCCTATACACTCCGTTCGGTCCATCCTATCGGGAACCCCATTAGACTTTCCAGCAAATTTGGGTGAGGGTATTGACTGTCTTGTTCGCCATCCCGGATATACTCGTGTAAATTGCCCCGATAAGTAGGGCTTCCGAAATACCGATTCTTGAGTGCCCCGTTTGCCGTTGATTTCGCTGGGGTAGGCAATACAATATAATCGCTCCCTATTCTGTTGTATGCCAAAGTCGGTGCCAGATAGACATTGCCATTCCGCATCATACCCGATTTCGGAAAGGTCGCATAGGATTTGCTCGAACCCCCGAACAACGAGCATTGGGCTGTTTTCAATGAGCACGTATTTAGGTCTAACTTCCCGTACAATTCTGAACATCTCAGACCATAGGCCGCTTCTTTCACCGACAATTCCGACACCTTTTCCAGCAATGCTGATGTCCTGGCAAGGGAATCCACCGCTGATGATGTCAACAAACGGAGGTTTTGAATACGTTCTAATATCTCTGTTGATTTCATGCTCTTCTCCAAAGTTTTTCTTTATTACTAATGATTGATAATCCTCAAATTCACAACTCCACTCGGTCTTTATGCCGGCAAGTGCCGCACCTAATCCAAAACCTTCTATGCCGCTGAACAGAGAGCCGTGTGTTAATCTTTCACTCATACTTCTGATTCTTTAGGTTTCCAATCAGACGGTAATTTTGCCCACTCACGGAACTTACCGTCAAAATCGTCCATGTCCCTGAACATATCCATCTTCGATTTCTCTGTCTCTACGAGTGAGGAGAATTCCAGGAAGTACATGTCGGCGCTCTTGACAAAGCTGTTATGAAGCCTTTTCAAATTTCCGAGAAGCAGTCCTTTGGCGTTCATCAGGTCTGCCGCTTCCTCCACCAGCATATTGGCTTCGCAGTTCAGTATGTGTGCGGCTGAAAGGAGGCTGTTCAATCTGTCTATGCTGCCATCAGCCTCGGCAGCTTTAATCAAATCTTTCTTTGGTTTCATTGCTCTTATGTTTTATATGTATCTGATTTACAGATATAAAATTACTCATTTAGCGACTTGTAAACAAACGTTACCGTCTTTATTTCCAAGGCTTTATCTTTAATTAACTTGTTGACATATAGGAACCTCCTATACGTTTTGAAGCCCTTTCAATAGCATCCTTATCACCGATTTCGACAAGTTTACGTTCGCGTTCGAGATACTCGGAATAGGAAATTCTGTTTTTGCCATGTTCCTCCATCTCCTTTTGGCGTTGTGTCCGGTATTGTTCACGCTCATAGCGTTCGATGTCAATGCGGCGTTCTTTGATGTATTCCAGAAGGGAACAAGTAATTTTCATAGGACCAATGGCGCCATAAAATTGCCCATATTTCCCTAATTTGAATCTGGAAATGAAATTGCATATTTCCGCAAGGTTCATCCAATAATATTCACCAAGTACCAAACTACACAATTCATCCAATTGTGAATCATCGATACCTTTTCCTTGCTCTGCGTAATCGTTAAGACTGTCAAACTGTACCTTCAACCATCTTACCGCATTGTCCTCACCGTACACGGAACGAATATTTGCAAGCAAAGGAATGTTATCATTCAGGGCTATATCCGCAAGTGTAAGGTTTGATTTAGCCAGCTTACCTTGCAAATCAGGATTGTAATCAACCGCCATTTGGGATGGTGTTGGGTATTTCTCCAGTAGAGCCAACTTCTTTTCGTTTAGCTTCTTGCTCTGCAAGGAATCTTGCGTCCGCTTCTGCGAACTCAGCCATGAATCTAGACTTTCTCCGCTCAGAATCAATTCGCTTTTGCTCGTAGATGTTGCGAGTAACTGGTTTTGGTTCATAATTAGATTTCTTTTGAAGTTCAATATTTAACCATCTTGCAAAATGAGATTTTGCATCCTTCGGAGATTTCCTCACTTCTCCTTCGTTTTGAAGTTTATCGAAAAAACGCTTTAAATACATTCCGAACATGTCTATCGTAAAATCCTTATGACCGGAATTACGTGTATTCATCGTTACAACTTCTATCCAGCTCCTATCACATGATAGTTCATCATAGCATTCGCTTAATGTTTTGTCTAAAACCTCGGGAGGGGGAAACTTTTCTTTATCTCTCGATAGAGAGATTTCTTTTATTTCCTTTTCCTTTCTTTTTCTTTGTGGCATTTTCACCGAATCTAAAGACGTTTCTTCGGAAATAACCTCGGTTTTTCCGGAAATAACCCCGGTTTCCTCAGAAGTGACAAGTTCCTTTTCTTCATCAATAAGCGAATATTCGGTAATGCCAACTCTTCTTTTAAGCAGTTTGCATATATATAGGTATCGTTCTTGAATCCCTTTTGACGTAATAACCTGTTCTTCGTCATACAGTTTCTTGGAGAATAACCCTAGTGCCATGCAGCTTTTGATGACCTCCAGTATATACGCCTCTTCAAACCCGGTTTGTTCCGATATAATGAAGGGCAACTCTTCATCCCACCTCATGTAGTACCCACGCTGGTAGATAAGACATAGCAGGAGAGCATATACTGTTATAGCCTTGCCACTCTGATACTTGATTAGTTTCCTTATTCGTATGTCCTGGAATAAATCAACGTCCATTGGGAAGTAGCCCAAACCTATCTTATTAGGTCTTGCCATAATTAATATAGTATCAGAAATTCACCAACTGATTTATTATGTATCCGTCTATTGTAATCATATCTGAAAAGCAAAGGCTTTCAAGTTTCCATACCTTTGATGTGGGATTAAGGTATGTACTCCATGAAAGCCTATTAATATCTTGTTTATCATCAAATCCCACTAAGATGATTAATTGTTTTCACGGTGTAAAGCTACATAAAAGTGACATAAAAACAATCACTTTATAGCTATTATTTTTACGTGATTAACTTTTTTTCTAATATCCAGTCTTATTTAACCGCAAAGCTTCCTTTTCATAGCTCAATAAAGTACGCAATGCATCCAACTGATGCGAAGCTGAAGCATTAAGTCTATCTAGGCGGTCCACCAAAAATGATTCCTCTTCTGCGATACTGTCAAGCAAAGCATTTTGCACCTTTGCAGACAAGCAATTTTCTTGCGCTATCTTAATAATGGTATTTTGTATTTCATCGGATTTCTTCTTTCTGAGCATTCTTTTGGCTTCAGCAAGCATTTCTCTAGTTCTTACCACATACACCATAGTGGCGGCGATTCTTTCTTGTATTTCTACTGGATTATTCTGACATGTGATATTCAGAAAGTCGCTTATTTCCTTAATTTCCTTTTCCATTGTACTATTATTTATGTTATTAATAATATCATTTTATACACTATTTTTATATCCATACCACCTTAAATTATCAAGGATGATAGTTGTTATTCTAAATCACAATATTCGCTTAGAGCCACTTAAAACCAATCGTAACAACACTTAATTCCTACAGAAATTTAAAAAAGGCAAACTGCTTCCTTCCGTTTCGTAGTCGCCTAAGCGTTGGCTCCAGGCATTCGATTTCGACACCTCATGCTTCAACTTTTCGTTTTCAGCTTGCAGGCGATAACACTCGGCTTTGCATCGGGCGCATTCCGTGAACGCTTTTAACATCGCCATATATTGTTTATAATCCACTTCCACTTTCATAATGATGCATGTTAACAATTACAACCGGCTCCAAACCTACCGCCTGGATTGACGGTAGGATGTCATTAACGTGAACGTTGGTTTACCTCCATAAGGTACTTACGCTCTCTTTTATATGTGGCAAATTATTCCTTGATAAACCTGCCCCAAGCATTACTGAGGACAGGACACTTCCGCGTGCTTTCATCGCTCTTTAAGATTATCCCCCTTCCTCTGTTATCGAGAGTTCCGGGAATCTATTCCCTTTAACTTGCTCTGCCATAACATACATATAGCAGAAATCCGCTGCCTGCTCATAGGTTTCAAACTTGAAAACCACATTTGAGCCTTTTTTTGACACCTTGTATTTCATTGATATAGTTTATATTGGTTTCATTATAGCTCCATTAATACGACGTGTAGTTCTTATGTAATCATCAAGAAGCTCTTGTAATATGAAGTCCGGATAAACGTTCACAACACCGAAACGGTCTATGTTTACCTTATTCACTGGATAGCCCCTTTTTCTGCATAACCGTGTAGCATCATTGCCGAGCTTCGCAATGTCACTTACATAAATGGGAAGTTTATGCCTCTGTACGTATGCAGACATAGTGGAACACCCGTATTCACCGACAGCCTTTTTAGAAAGTTTCTTGACCTCTTCTTCGAGAACACTCAATCTCATTTCCGTAGATTTAAGCCTGTTCTCTTGTTCCACATTGGTCTTAGCCAACTGGAATATCAGTTCCGCTTGGCTCATCTTAACGGTTTGGTTCAAAATATCGTCCATTGCTCTTTAATTTTTGATTATTATAAATACATCTTTTTATGATGTAAAGCTACTCATTATCAACGTATTGACAAAGAATTAATCTTTGAAATCACTTTACTTAAACCTTAATTAACCTATTATATATCAACAACTTAAGCCACAATAACATTTGTCAATCACCTGCGTAACGGGAACCGAAACGACCATAATTGTTGTTGGTATAGTAAGAGGATGCCGGAGCATTGAAGCTGTCGTATGCGCTTCTTTTAGACGGTTGTGAAAGAGCAACCTTCATTGCCTCTTTTTCCGCTTGTCTTGCCTCTTCATCAGCAACCTTTTTCTTTTCGTTAGCCCATGCAAGTCTTACACAGTCACCCCAAGTCTTTACACCATGGGTTACGGAATACAGCTTCATGTACTTCTTAATCTTGTGGGCTGATTTCATTATGTCTGATAAATTGTAGCGTTTCATATTCTTTTTATTTATGAGTTATTTTTGATGATGTAAAACTACATTATAATGCCGTATTTACCAAACAAATACAGCATTTAATTACCTATTTAGCTTTAATTAACGATATTATAATGTCGTACTATCATTAAAATACTACATTTGCATACATAAAACTTAATATTATGGAGCTAAGAGTAAAAGAAATTACAAAATCAAAGGGACTTACAATGCAGCAACTTTCTGAAAAGTTGGGAGTTACTCGTGATACATTAACAAGGAATGTGAACGGAAATCCTACCATTGAGACCCTTTCCAAAATAGCAACCGCATTAGAAGTACCTATATGGCAACTATTCGCGTCTCCGGAAGAAGTGCAACTTACCTCAAACGCCCATTCTATCAAATGCCCGAAATGCGGAAATGAGTTCCCGGTTAGCGTGAATGTCGAACTTAAGACAGAAAACAACAGATAAACCAATAGTAAGCTATGGATGCAAGAGGACTAAGATTAGGAAGCTATGTACAGCTTACCGAAGATTTCAAGTTCGTAGAGACAAAGGCTCCTGCCGGAACTGTATGCAAGGTGGAAGCCATAAAGCGCAATTCCTTTTATCTGGAATGCAAGGCCGGTGACGGAGTTTGCTACAGTGAAGTTCCGGTTACTATGGTAGAGCCTATCCCACTGACAGAAGAATTACTCCAAAAAAGCGGATTTACAAAGGAATACAATGGATTCTCTTGCGGTATTGAATTATCATACGGACGTTACCTATATGACGATGGGGCAAATGGCGATAAACTATTTGTATCTATAAACTGTGCCGAATATCCTTTATCCCATATTCCCATTGAATATCTGCACCAGCTGCAGAATGTGTATTTCGATTTGGTGGGCAGCGAATTGGAGATAAAGATGTAGGCCCTTGAACTTATATCCTATTCGTGTGGCAATTGATTGTTTTTTATCGGGGAATTGATTAAATTTGCAGTCCCCGAAACAATAGAAGCAACATGAATCCTCTATGAAGGAGTGTAACCCGTAGTCAGTCGGGTTCCGGTATCTATGCCGGTGGGGACACTTCTTTATAGAGGATTCGCCATTTTTTTTAATTAATACTATGAGAAAGAATTTAGCTATTGCAATATGCGGATTTTTCGCCATACTCTGCGTAGGTAGTGCTATTGGAATGTATTATGTTAAGACAGTTCCAATGGAAATTGATTTGATGGCTGCATTGGTTGGAGTATTGGCTGTTCTAGTAACAGTGCTTGCTTTATTTTTAGCCGTAAATTACATTGTACTTGAAAAAAGAATACAAAGTAATATGAATAAGGAAATATCAGAAATGAAGAGGAACTTTGAAAAAGAAATAGCCTTGGTAAAATCGGAGTTAAACGAACAGATCAATGATATGAATTGTGCTGTAAGGGCATATTTTACTTATGCAAATAGTGGAAATTTCATAGTAAGCTCTCGACACGGTAGATTAATGGGATGTCTGGATGGATTAAAAGAGGAGGCAAAATCTAAGCAAAAACATTCCCTAAATACAATAATCAGCCAATTCATGTCACTCATACCTATTTTGGAAGACAAAGAAAAATATTTGCCAGATGACACTAAAAAAGAATATCTGAAAATTATAAAATGGACAGAACATCCTGATATTGACACGATATATGACTTTGTATATAATTTACCTGAAGAAAAAGATTTAAAAGGAAATACAGAGAAAGATATCACTCCTTCCAATGCCACCCCAACGGAGTAATGTCATTATCTATACACCATTTTACTCCTAACCATACAATTAAAGCAAAAAGTGCGAATATAACGATTAGTAAAATTAGAAAGCCCGTAACAGAAATCATATAACTTTTTCTTTTTCACAAAGATAGCGATTTTTTTCTTATTCTACACGAGTTGAGGAGAAAAGTATTCGGTATAATCATTACCTTTGCCGCAAAAATACCAAACCATGGCACAAGAAAGTAAATACTCATACGACGAGGAAAGCGTGAAAGCTATCGTCCATTGGGCTTTGACGGCCCCGCTTCCCAAGGAAGTGACATTAAGCGAATCGGAACACATCATCGATACGTCCATGTACGTCCACGCCAACATCTGCGACATCAACCAGCACTATCCGGACCCGTTCTACAATCCGGCGATTGACAGGCTGTACAGATTGAAGGAGGTTGTGGAGAATGATAACAACAAATAAGGGATGCGAATGCACCCCTTTACTTATGTCAACTAAGAGTTAATAAGATTGATAATACCTTGCCTACCAATTCCGGTAATCTTTCTATGGTATATGATATGCCCATTGTCAGCGACCTCTTGCTTTATATCAAACCAGCCAAGGGTTGCGTATTTGGTGTATGGAACCCATGTCTGATTAACTTTGTACTGTACACCAAGTTCTTTTAAACGGTTATTGAGTTCAATTGCCGATTTAAGCCCCAATTCTTTAGCAACTTCCGTACATGTATAGGTCTTATTGACATGAGTAAGAACAGCTACTTGTTTTTCCGCTTCAATACGTGCCGACCGTTCTTCTTTTAGCTTAGTGAGAAGATCGATACCAAAATCGGGATTATTAAGTATTTGGTCTATAACATTATCAGTGGCGTATATGCCATGTTTACGGATAGAGGGAAGGATTTCACTTGTTACCCATTTACGGAAAGTTTTAGCTTGTGGCTTGCGACTATCAAGTATCACGTCATACAAACCGTCTTCATTAATAAAAGTCATTTCTCGTTGTCTGCCAATGGAATCCGGGATGACCTCATTAGTAATGACCCCACCACAAAGTCTTGTTTTTACTTGGCTGGGATTTCCCAACTCCAAAACTTTGCAAATATCTACAAGACAAAACAAAGGTTCTTCACTTGTTCCGGCTACTCTTACTTCGCCAAAAGCCTCATTCTTAAAGATTTGAATGTTGTCCATAATAGTGTCTTTTCGTTCGAGGATGTACCGCACTTCTTCATGCGGAGATAAAAAGGCGAAAGCCATGCAGGGGGTTGTGGCCTGCACAGCTTTCTATATCTTAATCCTCTGATTAATTCTAAATTTAATAAGTACAACCCAATGCACTGTAAATATACGAATAATTTTCAAAAGTAACGCTTTAAGAGCCACTTTTTTTAGAAAAAAGAGAGGTGCAAACACACCTCTTACGAAGATACAGCATGACTTCACAGTTTGCCGTATCTTGCTTATATATAAAAAGCGTAAGTACCAACCACATTCACATCATTATTTTGCAAGCTGAAAACAAAATGTCAAAGAGCATTCGCGTAAAATCAAACCTACATTTATATGTCTTTTAAATAATTATTCACGACATTAATAAACTCATCAAGCGACCTGACAACCACGTACTTGTTACCATTTGCCTCACATTCCTTTTGCCATTCTCTTTGTACCGGTCTTTGGTATTCTCCCGGCTTTTTCATTTCCACACACAAAGCTCCATATAAGCGGTTGCTCTTTAAAAGGATTAAATCGGCAACACCGGGGAGCATTCCTTCATCTTTCATATATGCTCCGTTCCTTGCGCTTCTTCTGGCTGCGTTCGGAATGGCAAACAGTATATCTTTCAGTTTGGGATATTCCAATCTAAACCACTTTACGCAAGCGCACTGTATTTTATGTTCATCGTTCGCCGGTTTCTTACATGATTTAGATTTGGATGCAAGTTTAATCATCTCCTCGTATGTCATCGCTTTCTTTGTCTTGTGGGGTTACTACTGTATCTTTTCCAGTCTTGTCAACTACGACCTGCTTTCCTCCTACGGTAATGGTTGTCTTGCAGCCTTCCGGGAGTGACTGAATGAAATTACGAACAACTGGAGAGTTGGCGTTTCCTCCAATGGAATTAATAGTACGTTCTTCTGCGCTGTACGGATATACATCCATAATGGCGGTTTCCGCTACAGATGCTATCTGGTAGTCGGCCATTGTGCCTTTCATGCCCTCATCCAGTTTCTTCACTGCATCACGCAGGTCGGCAGCCTGCACCAATACCTGGGTAGAGGTTTTCTTTTCCGCACCGCTTTTCTCGTCCAGTGTGATGAAAACCAGTTTACATTTAAACCAGCGGTCGGCAGCTTCCTCTTCGCTGGGGAACAATTCGCTATAGTTGGCACGTTTGATGTCCGATACGGTGAACTCTCCCGAAATGAACGGCGTCATCTCTTCGATGATGCGTGCTTCCGCTTCCGTAAAACTGAGGGCATCTACCAGGTACGGTTCGGTCACCTTCTTGTTCATTCCATTTTCCATTACTTTCTCGTAAAGGATTTTGCATTCAAACCATGTATGCATTGCCATATTTTTTTGTTTTTAAGTGAAATAATACATTTTATTATTACCAGTACCAAGTTTTTTAACCCGTACTGTTGCCATAAATGGGAAATCTTCTTTTGATATTTTACCAAGTGCTTCTTTTATCGGAGTGGAATTAGTAAAAAACTTGCATTCCGTTCCTTCATGTTTTATCTTGACTACGTAACGGTTGTCTCCATGTTTGGTTTTAACTCCCGATTCGTAATCAAGTACTTCTATCTCGCAGTTAAGAATATCTGTAATTGATATTTGCTGCACTGGGAATATATTGCACCCCGCATTGATTTCTAGCCCAAAATCAGAGAACCTTTTCATTTTTGATTATAGTTTTTATTAGATTCTTTGAATTACAATGCTTTGCCCATCCTATCCATGAACAAATAGCCATCTTGTAATCATGAGGTACGGTTTTCTTCTTATTTAACTTTACCACTTTCCTGCAAAAATTTTTTTTGATACTTTTTCGCATGAGAATGTGGGTATGAAAGAAAACATAGCCTACAAAGTCAATTCCTCTATTGTCAACCGGGAATATTTGATAATTGTCTTTCAAATCCAGATGAAGATTATTGTGCAGATATGATTTCACATCTCCAAGCAGGGAATGAAGTTTTTCTTTATTTGATGCAAGTATTACCATGTCATCAGCATATCTATAATAATACTTTATGCGCCTTTCTTCTTTAAGCCAATGGTCAAAATAAGAAAGATACAGGTTTGCAAAGAACTGCGAAAGATAATTACCGATAGGTATTCCTGGAGCAGAATCAATAATACCGTCGAGTAACTCAAGAAGACGTTTGTCCTTAATCTTCTTTCGGGCAATATTCTTAAGTATCAAATGATCTATTGACGGATAGTATTTACGAATGTCCATTTTCAAGCAATATTTTGTATTTTGGATATCTTTCAAATCTTTCTTTAGATGTTTCATGACTCCATGGATACCTCTGCCCTTAATACACGAATAAGTATGTGAAATGAATATTGGAGTCCATATATCTTCGAGGATATTCATTATCGCATGATGAACAACGCGATCACGGAAAGGGAGCCGGTATATTTCACGTTTCTTAGGATCATGTATGATAAAAGTTTGATATTCAGAAGTAACGTATTTACCCTCTGAAAGTTCCTCATGAAGGGCACTTATGTTGTCATCCAGTTCTTTCTCAAATTGAATGACCCCATAAGTATTTCCCTTGCCTTTTCTTGCTTTGGTATATGCAAGGTAAAGGTTATCAATGTCATAAATACGATAGTATAAATTTCCAAATCGTTTCATAAGCCTTTGTTTCTAATAAGAGTCTTCGGATAAGCCCTACCAACACCGTTTGAATTGTCATTTTCCACCAAGAGGTGAGGTTCCTGCCCACTGAAGTATTGTAACATAGGTGAGACCTGCTACCTGCATTCGCATTCGCATTATCGTAATTCGAATCGTCGAAAGCGAAAGAGGAAGGAGACAAGGGCAGGCAACCTTTATATCCTATGCTATCTGGATGTCTTTCCAAATATCAATGAATTGCTTTGCTGCATATTCTGCAAGCTCGCGTGTCCGAAATTTAAGGCGAGACCCGCCACCCGCATACGCAATCGCATAAGCGTAATACGAAACGGCGAAAGCGAAAGAGGAAGGAGACATTTCAAACCAGGGATAATACTTATATTCATCATAATTATCCCAATCAGGAATCCATTCCTCGTTAAGGGCTTCTGCAATTACAATCATCTTATACTGTGCCTCAAAATGCTTGCGCATATCAGTGGGAAGATTGGAAAAGTCTGGAACATCCGGTCTGCCAGTCATATTACGGGCATCCTCAAAGCTTTTTACCAGTTCTGTGATTTTTTGATTTTCTTTTTTCATGATGATTTTTATTAGTTATAATATATGTTCTTTCCACAAGCCAATGAATTGTTCGCCGCAATAGTCTGATAACTCTTTGCTTTTCAAACAAAGGCGAGACCCGCTACCCGCAAGCGCATACGCATAAACGTAACGCGAAGCGCCGAAAGCGAAAGAGGAAGGAGAACCATTAGGTTTAAACCATGGATACCATCGTTTTGCATCATAATCGCATACATCAGGTACCCAACCTTCGTTAAGGGCTTTGACAATGGTTGCCAACTTCTGATAAGCTATATCATGTTTGGTAAGCCCAAGCTCCATTAGTTTGGCTTCATCAAGAGAATTAATACCTAATTCTGCACAGGCATCTTCATAGGTCTTAATCCTATCAGTTATCTTACGTTGGAAAAACTCTTTACCAAAAGATTCTTCCAATACTGTCTTTAGTTCGTCGGAACCATTATTGTAAAGTTCCATGGCTTTCTTTTCACTGATTTGTAATGTTCTCATTTTCTATTCTCTTTTTAAGTTTCTTACTCATTTTTCTGCATTGCCGGGCCTTGTCCTGCTCGCAAGGCTTTTGGCAATGCTTGTCAATCAATTCTGCACTATTGTCAAGGAGCCGAATTAGATTTTGCATATCAGTCTTGCATAGGTCCATGGCCATTCATGGGATTTCTATTTTATCAAAGTCAATACCTAGCTCATTCATAAAGTCACCTAAGGCTATGATGTTTTCACGAGTAGTAGTGACCTTGAATGCTCTCGTCAATAATTCAGACTGTCGTATTCTGGATTGACCAAAAGGTACTTGTTCGTCAACTTTTTGATTTGCCATTGAAAACGGATTGACCGGACGTGATTTGCCCTGTTCTGCTTCAGCAGCTTTACGAGCTTCTTCCGCTTGTTGCTTTTCTTGTTCCAATTTAATCTTAGCTTCTTCTGCTGCCTTAGATCGTTCACGCTGTTCTTTCAGACGGTTTGCATATTGAATCGTAGAAGTGATGTTGAGTGTATCCATGTAATAAGTACGGAGAACATCATAATCTTCGCCAAAACTTTTCAGCGTAGATAGCTCGTTTTCAACCATATCAAATATGGCATCAATATCCGAACAAACAGACTTCATGCTCGCAGTCTTGTTTAGCCATTCCAGTTTGAACACCTTGTTAAAGTCCACGAGATTAGTGTTCATGCCATCAAAATAGGTCTTGATAGTGGCTTTCTTCTTGTCTTTGTACTGTTGCTCGTTCTGCTTGACTACCGTGTCAATTTTGGCAGAGCATTCACCTATGAGCTTTATCGTTTCATTTACTACCTCCTTGAATTCTCCAAAAGGTTTCATAAACTCCTTTTCGATTTCAAGACGTTTGGAGTTAAGGGCTTTCGCTGCTTTGTTAAGAGAGGCTTTATCTTTCTTTGCCTGGTCTATATTCTCATCGGTGTAGTTGGATATGTCATACTTTGGCAAAGCTGCCATTACCATATCCCTGATTTGAATTGCGTTGGTAGTAAGACTACCTAACGTCTTTTCACTGACGACCAGTTCAAGATCGCTTTCCTGGATTGCTATCTGTGTGTCCATTGTTCCATATTTTTATTAGTCCCATCCACCATTATTGTACATAGACAAATCGGCAGAGTCTAAATTCGTTTTCTGAATAGCTTCTAAAAGCTTTTTCTTGGTTTCCCGGCACATGTTGTAACCATATCCTTTATACCGATATGTACGCTCCCATGTGCTAATTGGGAAAGGAATATTTTCATCAATAACCAGCCTTTTCATGTGAAGATGCTCGAAGAAATTTTCGTGGTGGAGCAGGCGATATTCATAACCGACTATTTCTTTGGATAAAAAAGGAATATCATCATCGTCGTTATTATCGTTATATTGTGGCTTCTTGAAATAAGCCATTTTTGCAACGGTAAAATCAAAACTTCTAAGTATTTCCTCTGGTGTGCCAAATTCGGATTCGATAAACTCAACCCAAACCTTTTCACCATCTTTCTGAAAGGCGCAAACCTTTTCATTTCGATATTTGAATTTCCAACCATCTTTCACATAGCCGTCGCTATTGAATAAATCTACTGCATCTTGGAAGTCATCGTTGCTTTCAAAGAATACATCTATATCTTTTACACGTTCACCGGAAAGGATGTTTTTAAAACACCCGCCTGCAATGAACCCGTTGTGACCTTCCATATACCTGTCAAGCCATCTGATTTGCCAAAAGTTGTCAGGGGTGTTTTCTTTATAGCTTGTATTCATCGCTCTATTGTTTTTAAGTTTCTATTCTTAAAAGACTCATGCTGTTCTTTAGTTTTAAGCCATTGGAGGCATCTTTTATTCTTAGGTACAGTCAATTGTGCAACAAGCCCAATCATTTCATCAAATGATAGTTGGTCTGTACTTTTATCTTCAACGTGCACGTCAAAACAGCCGTTATCTAATTGTTTAATTATAATATCTGGTTTCATCATTTTACACACTTTAAGTTTCTACTATATTTATCAGCTACACGTTCAATAACTTCTGCATTTTCTTCGGAAAGCCATTCTTTAGCGACATTCCAAGCTATACTTTTAGATGCTTTGAAATTGTCAATGCGTGTAGAATGATGCGACAAACGTCCTTCAGTAGGTTTTAATCCTTTGCTGTGAAGTTCGCATAATCCATCATGGAAAAACACACAATATTCGTCACCTGCTATGGCTTGAATCATAGGGATAGGAATATCAATAACCCCAATCATCATGCCGGCTTCCCATAAGGTCGGAGCTAACTTATCGGTATATCCAGCATCTATAAGGTTCTCTATATCTTGCGGAGTTCCGAGGCATGGAGTATGGCATTGCATCTTACATAACGAGCATTTGCATTCGCATGGTTTTCTGCCAGTCTTGCGGATAATGCGATGAAGTTGTGTTTCTTTTATCAATAGACTTACCATCATTCAATATCCGCTATTTGGTTAATAATGTCATCCGCTATTCTGATACGATTTTCCATTTCAGCAAAAACCTTTTCATCCGGTAGTATGCGAACAATATGAATAGGTTCTAGCTGGAATGGGTTGTAAACCACAAAATCAGTCCAGTTTGCATTACAGCACATCATGTGAGCCATACATTGATAAAAGTATTCATACTTCACTTTGAGAAGAGAATCATTGTCATAAACTTCACTTTTATATTTCATAAATGTATTTTGGGACGGACATTTTATCTCAATACATCCACATTCTCCCGATTCTTCGTCATAGAAGAAACCGTCCGGACTACTTGCGAAACTAGGAATAGTGTGGTGCTTGCACGACCCCACTTCCACAATATGCCTTTCTGTCAGTCTTGAATACAAATCACGCGCACTCGCTTCCTGCTCTGTCCCGAATTTCATAGCTTTGCTTTCTACGTTGACAACAGACAAATATTCAGCAAACGCAATATCATCGTTTACTATTTCAGGATTCATTGCCCGTTCTGCTGCAACTTGGAAAATGTAATTCTTGGCAGTATCGCTGAACATGTCGCTTCTTCCACTTTTCATAAGCAATCCAGCATTGCTACCTGTAATGTTCCCGAGACGACATCTAAACCAGTCAAGCGACTTTTGTTCCGCATTTTCTATCATAACAATGTTTTTTGAGCCGATTTATTATTCGTGTCATTTTGAGACTGATTTATAGAATGCTCCGCTTTTGACTGTTCTTCCACACCAGCGGCTTTTGCTGCGATTTCGGCAAGTTTGTTGACTTTAGATTCTTTGTCTGTGACATCCTCATATTCAGTAAACTTAACTTCTTGCTCTTCTTGTGTGTACATTGCACCTAGTTGGGCTGGAAAAGCTTCCCGTAATGCTTGAACCTTGGCAATCTTAGAAATCATAGTAGATTTTTTTTCATTCCATATAGACTGCTTTTTATCGTATTCGGAAAGATTTACTTTCGCTACAATAGGGAGTTTACGGTCAGAACGGTAAACTTCACACCACCCACCAACAAGAACATCTGTTTTTTCATTATAGAAGCATCCTTCCACTTCTACAATTTGATTGTCTCTAACTATAATAATACCGGCTTTGAAACCTTCATATTGCTCACTCGCATCAGCACGCTTGAAAAACGCTTCTTTACTGACAATAATTTGGGCCGGCTGTTGTCCAAATTTTACAAGAAATGCTTCATTCAAGAACGGGTTAAGCTGGTTGAATTTACAAATACTGATAAACTGTACAATATCTTGGTCAGAGACCTGACCGTTACCTTTTGTTAGGTAATTGCGCACAATATCAAATGATAATGCCACATCACTACCAGCAACTTGATAAATAGTCTTGCCTTTACCAAATATTGCCAATGCATCATTTTCCTGCTTTGTTAACTTATTTTCTTCCATTACTCTTAATATTTAAAGGTTTAACAATATCTCGACAACCCCTGTGCTAAGCAAAGGCTGGTTCTTTCTTCTTCTAAGCTTTTGTCGGTATATCCAGATGAAATCTTGGAAGAATGCAATTTTAGTTTATGGTTGATTTCTATTTTGACATCAATTATGTCTTCCTTGATAAGTTGGATAATCTCCTCTTTAGGAGAATACCCATATTCAGGAAGATATTCAAGTTCACATGACTCAACTTTTTTAAGTTCCTTTTCCAATTGATGAAGTTCATCATACATTTTGTTCTCTTTTATAAGTTTCATAAACGATGCCTACAGCAGCCAACAGCTCTTTCATTCTGGAGTTTTTCTTTTCCACACCATCATACATGGCTGCTTTAAATTGAACTTCGATGGCATAACTTACCAGTTCCTCATGGCTCATAGCCAACATTTCTTCTTTTGTTTTCATTGCTCTTATGTGCATTTAGTTATACATGTTTTACTTAAAATTTTACACATCATTCATTTTCTTCCTCCAGCCTTTTACCGTGCTTTTCCAAATAGACCGAAGACCAAGAAAACACGATGAATGCAATCCAAAACCATATGCTATCAGGATTAGCACTTAATACTACTACGGTAAATGATAAAACCCATATTGTCAAGAGAGGTGTTCTTTTCATAACTAGTTGATTATCTTTTTATTATGATGTAAAACTACTTTATTTTTGACTTTTGGCCAAACGTTATACTTTCAAATTCCTTGTCATTAACTTAGTATAACTATTTGGCAATCACTATTTTAAAGAAGCGTGTTTTACCACATCATAAGCATTGCAATACCATCTACCATTTTGACGGTCTGCCGGTTTTTTTTCGGCACGTATTGCACCGGAACCAACTAGACGAAACAAACGTCCTCTTCCACCAACTATATCAGCCGCTTCACGCTGACCGAAAGTCTTGTTGTTAAGAACAATCTTCAATACATCCTCGTTAATCATGCCTATTAATCTTTGAAAAGGTTATTTTTGTGAGCATATTGAATGAATTCTGACTTCTCGTGGATGTTTAATTTGATATAAACTGATTTGATATGATTTTTTACAGTATGAGGAGAGAGATATAATCTGTCTGCAATCTCATCATTGTCAAGTCCATCATAAACCAGATGCATAACTCTCATTTCCGCATCCGATATACGGCTATTGAACTGTGGATTGCAAATGACACCTTCATACTTACATTCACCTCGCATTGGGCATCTTACACGCTCAAAATTAAAACCTCCTTTTTTATCAATATCACGACTGGTATTATCCAGTTCCCCAAAATTGCATTTACAGAATCTATTGACCATCAGAAACTGAAAATATGGGATATTTCCCGAACTTTTTCTATAACATTCCGTTAATGCCTGATAAGCTTTAGGATAACATTCCCTTATGCGCTCCAAGATGTCTTTAACAAGAATCGTATCCTTGTCTGTAATCGGATTGTTGCTTCCGTCAGGGAACATACACCAAAGTTCGTCTTCAAATATGTAGAATTCTAAATCTTTCATGGCTCATTATTTTTCACTTTACCATAAATTCTCTGGAGATATTCCAGTTATTTCTGAAAGCACAGAAATATGTTCCGGTTTATTGGGCTTCATGCCGTACATAATCCAGTTCCTTACAGCAGTAGAGGAAACTCCGGTTTTTTTTGCTATTTCATTAATGAACTCTGTTTTTGGATGAGTTGAATCCGGAAGGTTTTGGTAATAGCCCTTTAGGGTCATTTGTGAACCTTCCGCATAGATTTCACTTGTTTTTAGTTTATCTTTCATTATCTTTGTAGTATTGTATATTATATGCTTTTGCAAATATATCAATTATAGATAAATAAACACTATAAAACAGATATATTTAACTTATTTTTATATGGATAACAGATTAAAGTATCTAAGGAAATATCTAAGGATGACCCAGGCACAACTTGCTGAAGTATTACACATGAGGCAAAATAGTTATTCTCAGATTGAAATAGGAAACGTATCACTAACAGATAAAAATAAATATTTGTTAGAGAATAAGTATCATCTAACCCCAGGGTGGTTGGACGGAGAAGATGTACCAATGTTCATAAAAGGGGATGCTATAGCTGGAATTATGGAAAAAAGACTTCCTATAACCAACAAGGAGAAGCTGAAAGAACAAATATTGGATGAGCTTGTGGAACAAAGGCTGGAAACACCAAATAGCTGTGTAACAATGAGCAGAGAGGTTTTCGAGCAAATATCAAGGCTAACAGAAACCGTACTGTCTCAGCAAAGAACCATAGAGTCTATGCAGGACCATAATAAAAAATTTCTTGCCCAGCAGGAAAATGCTGTCAGATGTGCGCATGCAAGTGGGTCGGATATTTCAATGAACGACATAAAGAGCCAAAGTATAAATAAAGAATAAAATGAATATATCAGACGAAGGAATAGCTATAAGCAATCGTTTTTTTAAAGCGATAGCAATACTAAAGGAACAAAAAAGGATTAGAGGGCTACAGACTTTCACAAGAAGGCACAACCTGAACCGGTGGAATGTAAACCAAGTAAAATTCTATCCGGGAAGAAGCGTATTGAAACCCGAATGGATTGTTTACATACACGAGGATTACGGCATATCGGTAGAATGGATAATATTAGGCAAAGAACCTATTTTTGACCCGAACTGGAAAGAAAAGGAATAAAAATGTGCGAAAACTTATCCTTTCATACAACTCATAATCGCACATAGCACTGTATTACAGATTATTAGTTTATAAATTGGAGAAGCATTCGTAACGCGTAGGTCGCCAGTTCAAGTCTGGCTAGCGGCTCGATATTCAAGCACTGATTATCTGGAATAATCAGTGCTTTTTCTTTTCAAGAATCGTTAGAATAAAAAAACGCTCTTCTACCAATATATTTGCATAAAACATAATGCCCTTCCAAACAGTTTAATCCATAGCCGCATAATTATCCCAAAGCAAGTAAAGCAAGTTTAAAACAGCACCATCTGATTACAATGATAACTTGAAACATATAGGCACATTATTAAAAACATAATACACCTTATATTATACATAGTAATTCCCAATATTTGCGGCAACTTTTCAATAACCCGATTTTTCAATCTTAAATAAAGGATTGAGGTGATTGAAGAACACAAGCCAAAATCAAAAGGCTACCATAGGTTTCTATAACATACTATAAACAAATGAAAAGAATCAAATTATTTACAGCGGCTTTGCTGCTGGCGGCTATATCCGCAGGAAACGATGTGTGGGCGCTTTCCGATTCAAGAAAGAAAGACACGCGTCCGGTAAAATCACCCCAATTCTTCAGTGGAAACGCCAACCCGCTGCTTCCACCTCCTTCAATTCAGACTCTTTGCAGACTGTCTCTACAAAGATAGACACAGACAAAGACGGCATTCACGACCTTTATTTCGTGTTTAAAGGCAAGGAGCTGAAGGTAGATGAATGGATGTTTGAGAGATTTTGAGCTAGCCTTACTACGCTTTATTTCCACATTTACTAAGAATTATTCGTCCGACATCTGTTGCATTATCGTCCGACAGCTGTCGGACGATAATGCA